GCCGCAGAAGGTTGGGCCATGGGTGGCGCTAATATGTGCAAGATGGATATTACCTTAAAGCGACTAATGACTCTTAGAGACGAAGGTTTGCTTAATGGTAAAGACTGGATGCACTTCCTAGGCACAGCACAATTAGATTGGGCTGTATTTTTAACTTCAATTCAACGACAAATAAGAAAACACATAAATGAAAACTTTACCGTATCTTTTGACTGCGCCTCACCGTTTATTGCAACAGCGCACGGACTTGTCTACACAAATGCACAACACACCCCAAAAAGGTGGAGTGTTATTATGGACAAAGCCCCAGACAACAAAGCCCTTGCAGAATCAGATATACCATTCCCATTCGAAAGTGAATTAGGTCGCAGATTAAATATGGGTGACATTTGTCACTATGCTCCTGGCATGTTGAATAAGATTAAAAAAGAAGGTAAAACTAGTTGGGACAGTTTTGCTTATGCTCTTATGATGGGGCATAATGTTGAATGTCATATTGTAGCGGTACAACGTGCAAATCAATTAGCAGACATTGAAAAAACTAGATTTAAACCCGACTGGAGACATTGGAATAAACTTAGTGCTAAAGACTCTAATGCCGATCAATATAGCGATTGGGTTCCACGTAATATTCTTTATTTTGATCGATTTGTTGAAGAGTTGTTTAATACTAAATCAAAAGTAGAAGCATTTGAAATGATTGAAGAAGGGTTAAATTTCTTAAGAAGCCTCGAAGGTTCTAGGATGCAAGGTGGTCCTGCTCAAAATACATTCAATGCTTTATTTACAGTTGAAAATGTTACAAAATCTTTAGAGGTTGATCTAGAAGATGTTGAAGATGCAAAATATAGAGCACTTGAAAATAGATTGGCTGAATAGCATATTGCATTCAATTAATAATTCTGTTATACTAATAATATGAAACGTAATTACACAACTGGCGAAACAGATAATGTTCAATTCTTTATTGGTGCAGAAGTTGAACATACTCCTGCATTTGGAATGAAAACATTATTTGTTACAGGTCTTCAAACTGTTGAAGATATTGCAACAAATTTACAAGGTTGTGAACATATCTTTTTTGGTGCTAATCATAGTTTTAATCCTAAAGAATATGACAGTTGGAAACAATGGGAAGACATGATCTATTTCTTCCTTAAAAAAGAGTATCTATGTTCGTTAGATATTCCAATCAACTTAGCAGAAGAATTTCTAGAAAGCGGATTAAATGACGATAACAATTTCATTCCACAAATTAGAATTCCATTACCTTACATTAAGTTGTGGAATTATAACACAATGATTAAAATTGATGACAAAGATTTTAAGGCAACTAATCCCGGTGTATGGTCACACAGTCTACATACACTAATGGATCGTAGTAAGTTCACAGACTGGTCACAATATAAAAACGACGAGGTATTAAAATGATAAACGCAAAACTAACCAAACAGGTAGCACAACAAACTTCTGAAGAAAAACTTTTTAAGTTACTTGAAAGCATGGATTGGAAACTTTGGGAAATAATGAATATGATGAAAGATAATCTTCCAGAAAAAGCAAAAGGTCCTAAACCGCTTAAATCTGCAACCAAGAAAACAGAAGAATGAACCAAGATATATCAATGATATGGGTTAAGTTCCAGAAGGAAGGAATCCACTGCTACCCTGCTGCTGCAACTGATCCTAACTTGGCTACAGGCGACGAATATGATGTTAGTTTCCTTGCATCCCCACATCGACATATTTTCCATTTTCAAGTCTCTATTCAAGTATTTGACGACGACCGTGACATTGAATTTATCCAGTTTAAGCGTTGGCTCGAGAAGTGCTACAGCAATGGTACTCTTGAACTCAACCACAAATCTTGTGAGATGATTGCTCGTGAACTTAACACGACAATCGTAGCAAGGTATCCGGGTCGAAGGACCCTTATCAGTGTAAGCGAAGACGACGAAAACGGTGCTTCAATTATATTCAACAACACCCTTTAAATAGGAAAAACTAAAATGGCGCAACCCGCTTATATTCAAAAAACTCTTAAAATGAAACCTGAGGTATCTAAGATCTTTGATGATCTCGATGCTTGGTTAGATCATTGCAGGTTTAATCTTCTACCATTCAACGAAGGCGATCTATATCGTAGTCAAGAATACCGTAACTTCCAACGTTGGAGTAACGGTGGAGAACGTAGGCCACGTACTGAGTACAAGGGGAATAACCCTCGACCATACAACCAACGTTGATATGATCTACGTAGTCGATATTGAAGCAGTCTCGACAAGGTACACTGGTCAATGGAAAGACCATGTACCTAAACTTTTAAGAAAGACAGGACACAATGTTCAAATTATCTCTGGTCCCACAGATATCCCTAGTGCTACTACCCCTGGGGCTTTTCTTAATTTTGGCGGCACAAACATCTACAAAGCTCGGCAAGTTGAGCAGATGGGTCGGCTATTTTGTAACGGATCCGTTCATCCCTATGTTAGCAATGTTGGCTGTTCTGTATAAATAAAAGTGCCAGTCGCGATGCTACCAACATCCACTGACTCTAACAGTTTATTAGGAACTATCAGCATGAATATTTATAGTAATATTCCATCACCGGAATTTAAGCCAACCTGGCTTTACATCAAGCAACACAATACTACTGGATTACGATACTTTGGCAAGACTACCAAAGACCCTCAAGCCTATTTAGGTTCCGGCAAGTATTGGTTGCGACACTTAAAAGAACACAGCGAAGATATCACAACTGTTTGGTGTGAAAAATTTACTGATACAGATCAGTTGGTAGAGTTTGCTACATTCTTTAGTGAGTTCTATAACATAGTAGATGCTGTAGACTCCCGTGGCAAGAAAGTATGGGCTAACATGATTCCGGAGAATGGATTAGATGGTGCTCCTGCTGGAGTTAAAATGCCCAGCACAAGTTTATGGAATTCTATACACAAGAAAGGTATTACACCTTGGAACAAGGGCAAGGCAACTGGTCCTGCTCCACATATATCAGAATCAAATAAGCGTAGGAAGGGATTGCCTTCTGGTAGATTGGGTGTTTCTACTTCTCTAAAAGGAACACCACAACCTGTGCTGGTTTGCCCTAACTGTGCTAAACAGGGCGGAGTTAGCGGAATGAAAAGATATCACTTTGATAACTGTAAGGAAAAGAAATGAACGAACGAATTCAACAACTTGCCGAACAGGCTAAAAAATATGCGTTGGATACTATGATTAAAATCACAGACCGAGAACAAGCATTGAAAGTGTATTCAGAATCTTATGATACAAAGTTCGCCGAGTTGATTGTGCAGGAATGTGCCAACCGTGAAGCATTGCTGGGTGCCATTGCCCGAGGTTGGTGTAGTGAAAAGAACTCGCACAAAACTATGGATTCAGATTTGGCACTGGCTATTTTTGACGAAGTAGAACAACAGATTAAACAACATTTTGGTGTTGAATGAGAGTAGAGTTTAATCAAGGTGTGCCTGAAGGTTGTACCGAATGGTTAAACAAACATGTGGGCAAGGGCAATATGACTGGCCTTGTTGACAACTACGATTATGCTTGGTTCTACAAGCGTGAGCGTGTTTATCCCGAACCACATGAAACGTTTGACGGGTTTGACCTGGCACCAAAATATGTTCCTACCATCACAGTTAAAGATCCCAAGTTGGCAACATGGTTTGCGTTAAGGTGGAGTTCATGAGCAAAATGGAAATTAAAAAACTGTTAATTTGGCCGCGTGGGTCATATGTGGTATGTGGTCTCAATCTCAAAGAGAAACTTTGGTGGAGATTCATGCCTGGAGTTGTAGTCAATGTGCGTTGGCCAAAAGGACAAGTAAAAGTTGGTCCCAGTCATAGAGACGGATATTCTGGATATGGTCCAGAGTTTGAGTATGTTGATAGTGCTGACCCCAACGATCACTACCGCCCTTGGATGGAACAGCATGTGGGTCGTCAAGGTTGGGATTGGAACTGGGGTATGGCTGATCGTGATGCCACAGACAATCGCCTAACAATAAAGATTAGACAACGGCATGCCAAGTATGCTACACTGGTAGCAATAAAATGGAGTTGAAGAATGAGCAAAATATATTTGACCTATACCCCACTTTACTATATAATGTAGTATAGGAGACAACTTTGAAATCAACAATATGGATATTCTCGCTGGAGCCCATTGAGACTCGCTATACAGCACAGTGGCACAGTCATGTGCCTGCTCTACTCAAGAATCGGTTAGGCGATCGATTTAATGTGGTTCAAGTAGATGGTGTTCAGAAGAACAGCCAACTGACTCCGGGTGCGTTCTTAAACTTCTCCGATACTAACTATTGGAAGAGTGCTCAAATGTGTGCGTTCTTGGAACAGCACAATCAAGGCAAGACTGGAGCCAACGATCACTTTATCTTTACAGATGCGTGGAACCCCACAGTGATCCAACTGAAATATATGTCGGACCTGTTAGGCTTTAACTGGACCTTACATGGTCTATGGCATGCTGGCAGTTATGATCAACAAGACTTTCTAGGACGTCTTGTTGGCAACAAGCCTTGGGTTAGACATGCTGAACAAAGTTACTTCCATGCTATCGATCATAACTACTTTGCTACAGACTTTCATATTGACCTGTTTGCTGTAACATTTAGTGAAACATTAGATGAAGAATGGAAGATGACCATGATCGAACAAGATAAAATTGTTCGCACAGGTTGGCCTATGGAGTATATGGATAATACTCTAAATTTATACAAAGGTATGAAGAAGCGTGATCTTATACTGTTCCCGCATCGTATTGCACCTGAGAAGCAAGTAGAAATATTCCGTGATTTAAAAGAGCAGTTACCACAGTATGAATTTGTAGTTTGTCAAGATCAAGAACTCTCAAAGAATGAATATCATAATTTGTTAGGTGAAGCAAAAATGGTGTTCAGTGCCAATCTACAAGAAACACTCGGCATTAGTTGTTATGAAGGTTCATTAGTAGGTGCTATTCCACTGGTTCCTGATCGTTTAAGTTATACTGAGATGTATTATGACACATTTAAATATCCTAGCGAATGGACTGAAAGTTTTGAAGCATATAAGTATTATAGACCTAATCTATGTTTTGCTATTTGTCAGCATATGGATCACTATGAGACACGTCTTCCAAAATTACTAGCACAGACTAGAGACTTAACTGATAACTTTTTCAGTGCTAATAAACTATTGGAAAATTTTAAATGAATTGGTTTCTAAATACACTCGATCGACTTGGTCGCAAAAGAGTGGTAATGGATAGACAGAATGACGAACCGTATCTAGAACGTTATTATATTTTTCTAACAGATCGTAAAAAGTTTCCATTCAATGCCTTTATACATAAGTTTCTTAAATCAGATCCAGATGATGTACACGATCATCCGTGGCCATATGCTACGCTGATCCTCAAAGGAGGATACTGGGAATGGATTCCTAAGTTCGATAGTCTTGGTCAAAAATTTGGAGAATATCGTGTGTGGAGAGGTGCGGGTCATTTTCGTATCTGTAGTGCTACCAGTTATCATCGTATAGAACTAGATCCAAGCATAACTGCATGGACATTGTTTATGCCAGGTCCCCAAAAAAGAGAATGGGGATTCTTAAAAAATAATAAATGGATCCACAACGAAGAATATCTTACTCAACGATCAAAGGAAACTTTGTAATTAATTGATCGCTAGGATATAAACAGTTATTCATCTTACAGGCACTAGGAGATGTAGGTAACCCAAATGTATCTTCCCATATATTTCCCAAATGTAAACTATTACATGAACTGCCACTAACCCATCCTAAGTGAGATATATTTAAAGTTTCAATTCCTACATTACATTTCATTCCTGTAAAACTAGGGCTTATAGCAATCTTTTCTTCAAATCGCTCTTTAAATGTAGTTTCTGTAAAATGTTTTTGTTCTATTACTAACGGAGCAGTCTCTATTTTCTCTATATATTCAATACCTGATATAATTGCTAATTGTTTAGAAGTATACTCAAACATATATCCTGCATTTTTATCAGCCTGATGGTATAATAAAGATTTACCAACTATTAAATTATATGTTTTTTCAATTTCTATTGCCCTAGACATATCTTCTTCAAAAAAGTTAGGACGAATAGGTACAGTTACGTTTACAATTTTACCTTTATTTTGAAAAGCATCTAATATAAATTTAATTAATGGGGCTTTTTGCCAATAGTGATATGTAAGATTAAGTTCATCAACATGTGGCTCAATCGCCCACCAATCAAGCCACATTTTACCACCGTTAGAATTTAATTTTATATTACCTTCATTTTCTTTACACAGTTTTAATATCATTGGAAAATCAAACATATCTAATGGTTCTCCTCCTGTAAATTCCCAATCAATTTTTCTACCTAATAATTCATAGTGAGATATTATTTTTTGAGTAATATTTAAATAATCAGCAATGTGGCGAGGTTCCTCGCCTCCCCATAATGTAGATGGACAATATGTACATTGTGCGGTACAATAGTTGTTTAAATTCCAGTATATTTTTGTTTTCATATTTTAACCAATAGTGTTGACTTTTTCTAAATAAAACTATACAATTATTTATAGAGGACTAATATGAGTAAAATTAAGATAGCAGAATTATTTTATAGTATCCAAGGTGAAGGACGTTACATGGGTGTACCGTCTGTTTTCTTACGTACATTTGGATGTAACTTTAAATGTGCAGGTTTTGGTATGCCACGCGGCGAACTGAGTACAGAAGTTGAAGATATTGCACAAGTGGTTCATTTGTATAACGATTACAAACAACTACCACTAGTTAGCACAGGGTGTGATAGTTATGCCAGTTGGGATCCACGCTTTAAAGATCTAAGTCCATTACTTACTACTGATGCAATTGTAGAACGCATTATGGAAATACTTCCCCATGGTGAATGGCGTGATGAACATTTAGTTATTACAGGTGGCGAGCCATTGCTAGGCTGGCAGAAGCAATATCCAGACTTGTTGAAGCATCCTAAGATGAAAGGTCTTAAAGAGATTACCTTTGAGACAAATGGCACAATGAAGTTGACAACAGAATTTAAACAATATTTGCACACCTGGAAATATCATGATGTTGATGTTGACTTCTGGAGAGACGTTACATTCAGTGTAAGTGCCAAACTACCATGTAGCGGAGAGCCGTGGGAGGATGCTATCAAACCTGAACGTGTCTGCGAGTATGAAGAATATGGCACAGCATATTTGAAATTTGTCATTGCCACAGAAGAAGACTTTGAAGATGCCGAACGTGCTATTGCTGAATATCGTCAAGCAGGATTTACAGGGCACATTTATCTAATGCCCGTAGGTGGTGTAGAAAGTGTTTATGCAATGAACAATCGTAATGTAGCATTACTAGCAATGAAACACGGATTACGATATAGTGATAGACTACAAGTTCCACTCTTTAAAAATGAGTGGGGCACTTGATGCCAAAAAATGAGGTACTATGCGTAGTACCTTGGGTTCATTTAAATTTTGAACCAGATGGTAAGGTAATTCCGTGTTGCCTAACAAACAGTTATAATTATTTTGTTGGAGATCTTAATAAAGACTCAATTGAAGAAATTTGGAATAGTGAAAATATGAAAGGCCTTCGTAGGCAATTTATAGAAGGTAATAAACCTAAAATATGTTCTAGTTGTTTTGACTTAGAAAAAACAACAAAAAAAAGTGTACGTTATTTTAGAAATAAAGAATTTTCCGATGTAATAAATATTATACCAGATGTTACAGAGCCCGACGGTACTTGTAATACTTTAGAATTAAAATTTTGGGATTTTAGATTTAGCAACTTGTGTAATTTTAAATGTCGATCATGTGGACCAAGATATAGTTCTGCCTGGGTATCAGATTTTAAAAAACTTAAATGGTCAAATCAAGAAAAAGTTTGGAATATACAAGGCATAGAAAAACAATCCAATTTTGAATTTTTAAAAACTCAAATACCATATGTGAATCAAATTTATTTTGCGGGTGGTGAGCCATTGCTTATGCAAGAACACTGGCAAATTTTAGATCTACTTACAGAACATAAAAAATTTAATGTTAAAATTAATTATAGTACTAATTGTTCAACATTTAAATATAATGGAAAAAATGTTTTAAATTATTGGAAACAATGGAATAATAACAAAATTGAAATATTACCTAGCATTGATGAAATCGAAGAAAGAGCAGAATTGATTAGGCATGGTACTGAATGGAACGTAGTAGAAAAAAATTTAAAGTTATTAGTTCAACTTGATAATGTTAGTATTAAACCTTGTATAACTGTTGGTGCATGGAATGTCAAAAGGCTTCCGGTGATAATTAGTCGATTAATAGAAATTGGTGTTATTAACATAAAAAAGCAGTATCAAAATTTTGTTATTAATTTATTAGAACAACCTTCATATTATCATGTACACATTTTGCCAAATCAATATCGTAAAGAAGTGATAATTGAATTGAAAGAGTTTATTTCTAATTATAATAAAACATACAACACATCAATAGACCATATATTTCTTCAAATTATAGAAGAATTAGATAAACCATACAATCAAGCAAGTGCTAAAGAATTTTTGTGGTATACGGAACAAATAGATTCAATTAGAAATGAAAATTTGTTTACAACGATTCCAGAACTATGTATAATAAAAGAGATAAATCAAAAGGAAATACAATGAAAGATTTTTTTAGAAAGTTGTTAGGAATTGGGGAAAAGGTAGAAACACCACTGTTACCAGAATCTAAAGAAGTTCCACAGATACCTAAAGTTAAACTAGTTAAAAAAACTCCAAAAGAGATTGCTACGGAAAAGAAAGAGCCCTGGGTAGCAGTATTAGATACTCATGTCAATAAAGATAATATTCGAAATGGCTTCTTTGAACTTGATTGGAACGAGTATTTTGTGTTACAATTAAAGAGTAACGGCTATCAAGGTGATACTGAGGAATCCATTGTTGATCAATGGTTCCAAGACCTTTGCAGGAATATCGGAAGCGAAGCAGATATTAATATGGATCGTCGCGGTAGCGGCTACATCAATGTTAATAATTTAGGCAATGGTAAATCGGAAATCTCTTAATGAACAAAACATATATTCTTGTAGATACAGCAAACACATTCTTTCGTGCTAGGCACGCCACTCGTGGCGATCTTAATGACAAGATTGGAATGAGTCTTGCTACTGTATTGGGCAGTGTACGCAAAGCATGGCGTGACTTTAAAGGTGATCATGTCATCTTCTTTTTAGAAGGTCGCAGTTGGCGAAAGGATGTTTATGCTCCTTATAAACGACAACGTACAGAAGCCCGTGCTGCTCAAAGCCCTAGAGAAGCAGAAGAAGATCGTGTATTTTGGGAGACATTTGATGAATTTAAAGAGTATATTACTAACAAGACCAACTGTACAGTATTACAGCATCAACAATTAGAAGCAGATGATTTGATTGCAGGTTGGATACAAAGTCATCCCGCCGACAATCATATTATTATTTCAACAGATGGAGATTTTGCACAACTTATTGCACCCAATGTTCGCCAATATAATGGTGTAATGCAGATCACAACCACGCACGAGGGATATTTTGATGAAAAGGGTAAGCCTGTCAAAGATAAGAAAACTGGCGAAGCAAAAGGCGCACCGGACCCAGAATGGTTACTCTTTGAGAAGTGTATGCGTGGCGACACCTCCGACAATATCTTTAGTGCGTATCCGGGAGTACGTGAGAAAGGCACAAAGAATAAAGTTGGTCTCCGTGATGCGTTTTCCGATAGAGAATCCAAAGGCTATTCTTGGAACAATCTCATGTTGCAACGTTGGACCGACCACGAAGGTGTTGAGCATCGTGTACTAGACGATTATCAACGTAATGTACAATTGTGTGATCTAACAGCACAGCCAACTGAGATTAAATCTATTATTAGTGAAACAATAGAAACTGCTACAAAGTCAGAAAAGAATATTCCACAAGTAGGAGTAAGATTGCTTAAACTTTGTTCTGAATATGATCTGATTAAGATCAGTGAACAGGTACAAAGTTATGCAGAGCCATTGAATGCGAGGTATATAGCATGAATGCAGTAATTTCAAAAGTATTAATTCCTAATAAAGAATGGATCATAGAAGATTCAGGTAAGAAAATTGGATCTATTGCTAAAAATAAAAAAGGATATATCTTTTTACATAAAGGTAAAATGATTAATATTAAAAATTTTAAAGATGTAGTTGAAAAGTTAGATACTATTGATACTAAACGTAATTTTGAAATAGAACCAATTAATCATACTATCTATAACTATCCATGTAGTTCAAAACCATTTGAACCTGTATATAATGTAAAAAAGAAACTACCATTGTATGCAAAAAGTTCTAAAAGTAAAAGTCAATATTGTGCAGGTTTTTATGTAATTCAATTCCGTAAAGGTTGGGTTAAAAGTTTTTGCCCTAAACTAATTACATTAGAACGTTATCCATATCATGGTCCTTTTAAAACGGAACAAGAAATGAAAAATATGTTGAATACCATTAATAAAATATGAAACAAATAAATGTAATTCCAATTGAAGATTTTTTAAACAAAGCAAGAATTGCTAGAAAAAGTAATCAGACATCAATGACGTTAACGTCTACAGAATATACAGATTTGTATGATAGTCTTGCATTAGTTATGACGAGACTGACAGGTATCATAGATCAATCTAGTTCACAAGAAAATGTCGTGATTAAAATGGATGGTGGAAGTTTTTAATAAGAGAATAAAAAATGATAGTATGGTTTAATTGTAAAATATCAGATAATAGACTAAATCCAATTGGAGATAGATATAATCTTAGAACTGATTCTAGATTTGATGTAGCAAGATATACGTTTGCTAGTCTAGTACCTCTAGAACCAGTAATAAGTAAAATTATCTTTAATCTAGAATTAGATGGAGAACTAGTTGAGAGAAAAAAAGAAATGGAAGAATGGATTAATACATTGTTTCCTTTAGAAAAAATTAAAATATTTTGGCATAGATGTAATAACCTTGCACAGTGGAGAGAAATACAGCCAGAAATAGATTCAGTTGATGACGATCTAATATATCTTGCAGGTAATGATGATCATGTGTTTATTGATAGCAACACTGAAATTTATAAAAAAGGATTAGAGTTGCTAAAACAAGATCCGGATCCGAGAGCAGCAATGGCAAATTGCCATTATCCAGAACTACTTAGAGAAGCATATAATAGGGGAGCAACCTTAACACCGTGCGGTAATTTTTTAAATTACAATTTTGAAGCATCATATGCTTTTGTTGTAATTAAAAAAGAACTATACCATAGATTTTTAGATAAACTTGATCCTGATAGATATGTGTATCGCATGGATGGCTGGGAATACACCGAAGTTTATTCAAAATGGTATGTTCCTACCAAAGAACTTTGCAGACACTATGACGGATATAATCATGTAAATATGGATCCAAACGCATGTCCACCAATAGATATACCAGTAGGCTTCTTTGATAAAAATATAAAAATTAGATATGGGTTCAATGATAGAGATCCTAGTTGTGTTAATATCAATCCATTGTCTGATAGGCTATATACAGTTGATAAAAATGGAGCAGATTACAAATTTACATTAGATGATATTCCTGCATTTTGGAAACCTTACATTGCAGATATAGAAATTGCCGATAATTTAAACAATTTTGAAATAGCCATTGCACGTAATCGGCATTATTTGAATTTAAGTAATTCTCGATTCTGGGGGCAGCAGACTAATGTACCGTTAGCATGGCTTAAACCGCATATGCTGAAGGCAAACTAAGGATATAAATTTAGCAAAATACGATAAATATATACGCACTTTTCGGAGATACGTATATAATGTCAAGACCTAAACCAAACATTCTTTTAGAAATAACAAATAAAAAATCTTATAAAACAGATCAAGTTTTAGAGTCCGATGCCGTTTGGTCAGTGTTTTATCAAGACAAACCAATTAATTTGAAGACCAGTAGTGTAGTTGCACAAGATGTAGGGCCGAAATATAAGAAAGTATCATTTGCAAACAGTGGTCATGCATTTAATTTATCGGACAAATTGAATAAAATGTTTAATACAACAGAATTTTCCGTTTATAAACTAACTGCTGGTGAGAAAATCACCGATGAATCAAAAACTTAAAATTACCAATTACATTGCAGAACAACTCGGACTAGGTGTTGATAAACAATCTATAAGAAATCTGCTACAAGTATTGTGGCAAAATTTTAGAATTAAAGAAAAAGGCGGTTTAGGTCTTACTGATAAGGGCTTTGAGTGCTTAATTGAAGCCGATATTAAGTATCATAAAGTTGATTTTGATGAGCCCATTGAAATAAACAATGCTCTTATACTTTGGATAGACAGGAATATCGACTGTCCGTTCTATATAACACCCAAATCTATCTATCTGTTTGGGGAAAGAATGGCCATACAACTGGTGTTATTTTCCGGAAATCTCCAAAAAATGCAAAGAGCACAGAAAAGATTTGCTGAAAAACAATAAAGTACTTGACAATACGACAGAACTATCGTATAATTAATACATACTGAAGCATAGAGCATACAGTATTTTAATTAACTTTTTCACTGAAAGCATTTTATGGCAGAAAAAATTTCCGCAAATCGTACTGTTAGCCCAAAAGAGGCTAAAGCAGCAATCCGCAAGTGCGTTAAGAAACAGCGCCCAGTGTTCATGTGGGGTCCCCCTGGTATTGGTAAGTCCGATATTATCAAACAACTAGGCGACGAACAAGGTCGTGAAGTCATTGATGTTCGTTTGAGTCTTTGGGAACCCACTGACATCAAAGGTATCCCGTACTACAATAGTAATTCAAATACTATGACATGGGCTCCTCCCGCAGAACTGCCTACTGATCCAGAGTCTACTGCTATCCTGTTCTTGGATGAATTGAACTCAGCGGCTCCTGCTACACAGGCAGCGGCTTTTCAACTGGTTCTTAATCGTCGTGTTGGTACTTATATCTTGCCAAAAGGTGTTTCAATTGTTGCCGCAGGTAACCGTGAAACTGACAAGGGTGTTACTTATCGCATGCCTGCACCGTTGGCTAATCGTTTCTTGCACTTGGAATTACGTACAGACTACGAAGATTGGTTAGAATGGGCCGTTAATAATTTTGAGCACGAACAAGTTGTTGGTTACTTGGGCTTTGCTAAACAAGATTTGTACGATTTTGATCCGAAGAGTTCAAGTCGTGCATTCGCTACACCACGTAGTTGGCATTTTGTTAGTGAATTGCTTGACGATGATGATGTGACTGATTCCACATTGACTGATCTAATTGCAGGTGCAGTTGGTGAAGGCCTTGCTGTTAAGTTTATGGCTCATCGTCGTGTTGCTAAACAGATGCCTAACCCTAGTGATATCTTGTCAGGCAAAGTTAAGAAGTGCGAAATTAAAGAAATTTCTGCAATGTATTCTTTGAGCATTAGCCTATGCTATGAGTTGAAAGAAGCAGACCGTAAGAAAGTTAAAGGTTGGGACGAGATGGCCGATAACTTCTTCTTGTTCTTGATGGATAATTTTCCAACTGAACTAATTGTTATGGGTGCTAAAGTTGCATTGACTAATTATGAATTGCCATTTGATGCAAGTAAGTTGAAAAACTTTGATCGCTTCCATGAAAAGTACGGCAAGTACATTATTACTGCAATGGAAGGCTAAAAAAGAGCCCCTAGGGGCTCTTTTTACTTGCTCTTTTGATAAATTTAATGTATAATATACACTTAAACACTAAAAGGATATGCTATGTCTAAAATAATGAAACAAGAACGCAGTAAAAAAGATTGGTCTGATCGGCAATTTACTGCTGCTGAAAAAAATAAAATTGTAGAAAAACTTATTACTGCTCGTGTTGGGCTTCTATTGCGTCATCCTTTCTTTGGCAATCTTGCCACACGTATGCAATTAATTGATGCTAGTGATTGGTGTTCTACATTAGCAACAGATGGTAGAAACTTTTATTACAACAATGGATTTGTACACAAACTAACTCCTAAAGAAGCAGAATTTGGTTTTGGTCATGAAGTACTACATAATGTATTTGACCATATGGGACGTCGAGAGAATCGAGATCCTCAACTATCAAACATTGCTGCCGACTATGCTGCTAATCAAATTCTTAAAGATGAACGCATTGGAATGTTTCCTAGTTTCATGTCTTGTTTTCAAGATGACAAATATCGTGGAATGAGTTATGAAGAGATTTATCATATCCTTGAAGAAAAGTCAATTAAAATTGATATGTCTACTCTCGGTGAATTGCTAGACGAACATTTAGATGATGGGGAAGAAGGTGAAGGAGGCAACGAAGGAGATGACGAAGGTAAGGGCAAAGGTCGTCCAAAACTAACGGCTGAAGAAAAGAAAGCCATCCGTGACGAAATGAAGGAAGCCATTGTAGCAGCCGCACAGGCCGCAGGTGCTGGTAGGGTGCCTGCAGGTATCCAACGTATGATTAGCGACTTCACTGAACCTAAAATGGATTGGCGTCAGATTTTGCGTATGCAAATACAAAGCATCTTCAAAAGCAATTACAGTTTTACACGACCTAATCGTAAGAGTCAACATTGCGGTGCTATCTTGCCCGGAATGATGAATGAAGAAACCATCGATGTATCGGTTGCTATTGACATGAGTGGAAGTATTTCGGATGTAATGGCTAAAGACTTTATCAGTGAAGTTAAAGGTATTATGGATGAGTACAAAGACTTCAAATTAGACCTGTGGTGCTTTGATACCGAAGTATATAACTATGCTAAATTTACCGGCGATACTGCCGACGAAATCTTAGACTACAAAGTTAAAGGTGGCGGCGGTACAGACTTCGATGTTAACTATAATTTCATGAAAGAAGAAGGTATTGAGCCTAAAAAATTCATCATGTTTACTGATGGATACCCTTGCGGTAGTTGGGGCGACGAGGATTATTGCGAAAGTTTGTTTGTTATTCACGGCAATGAAACCATAATTGCACCATTTGGTGAGACTGCTTATTATAAATAAAGTAGGTATATAATGTCTTTAAATAGAGGAGAATTAAATGCTCTTGGAGTTTTGGGTTTTAGGAAACTAACCTTTATTCCGGAGCATTTTACAAAACTCTCAATAGAGCATAGATACAATGTTAAGGACATCGAACATTGGATTGAATATAACTTGAATAGTAGATATGCTGTTCAAGACAGTTTTGATTTAGATTCAAATAGGAAACTTGTTCCTATCATAGAGATAGGAATTGAAGATCCAAAAGAACTAACCATGCTGGTAATAGGATGCAAACATTTACATAAGGAAAAATAAAATGGAAAATCAAGAAGCACAAGTAGCAACCCCAGGTGGTATTGGCGGAGTTCCCCCAGAAGGTGTAACAATGCCTCAAAATACTCCAGAACTTACAATTAATGATTTAGGCAATTTGCGAGCAATTGTTGATGCTGCTGTTCGTCGTGGAGCATTTGCCGCTGCTGAAGCAACATCAGTCGGCGCAACATTTGATAAACTAAATGCATTTCTAAATGCAGTAGCACCACCGAAGCCTGAAGAGCAATCTGCAGTCGAAGAATAATATAAGGAGAGTAGCATGGCTAAATTTACCAAACATGTAGGAAAGATGAAAAACAATTCGGCTAGGATAGCCATTGTTTACAGAACCTTACCTGGAGATCCTAATAGTGCATTGGTAGTAGGTACCAATGGACTTACTGATGCATATCATGATTCATTAATGAGTCTAATTGATAGTGACGCCGGACAACAAGCAAATGAACTTGCAGATGTTATGGCAGTACGTCGATTCCCAGATGGAACCGTCATGCTACAATACTTACATGCTAATGGACATCTTAAAAAAGTTCCTACTAGTCTTGTACTGGTGACACCTAATGCTCAAACTGCAATTCAACTTAACGAAGTTAATGAACAAATTGCATTAGAAAAAGGTGTTAAATTAGATGAACTAGCAGTAACAGATGGAACCACTCCACCTGCGTCAAAGACTAGTACAGTTACAGAAGAAATTATTCTACCAGATGTTGTAGTACAGGATACAAAAAAATCCGTAGTAGTTGAAACTACTGAAGAAATTTCTGACCCTGTGTTGGTTGCAAAACAATATCGTTCTAAGGCTGACAAGTTGGCTAAGGATGCTGCTAATTTCCGTAGAATGGCAGACGCCATTGATCCACCAAAGGCCAAAGAATCCAAGGCTAAGAAAACTGTTGCGGCTTAATGAGCAAACTTATTGGGTCTGAATGGACGTATCTTAATGCTCTTTCAGATATTTTAGAAACTGGAGAGCATCGGCCTGATAGAACTGGTGTTGGTACTATTAGTAAATTTGGACTACAGTTAAAGTTTGATCTACAACAAGGGTTTCCGGCTATTACTACAAAACGGTTAGCTTGGAAATCTGTTGTTAGCGAACTACTTTGGTTTATAGAAGGTAGTGGTGATGATAATCGTCTAAAAGAAATTCTACACGGCAGTCGCACTAGCACAGAAAATACTATTTGGTCCAGTAACGCTAACGCAGACTATTGGAAACCAAAGGCACGATTTAAAGGTGATCTAGGCAGAGTCTACGGAGTACAATGGCGTGCATGGCGTGCTCCGGTATTTGGATCCAATAGGATGGCTGTTAAACATGTTGATCAATTGCAAGTATTGATTAATGGCATTAAAAAAGATCCATATGGGCGTAGACATATCATTAGTGCATGGAATCCCGGTGAACTCGATTTAATGGCATTGCCTCCATGCCACATGATGGCACAGTTCTATGTTAGTAGTAATGGAAAGTTAAGTTGCCATATGTATCAGCGTAGTGCAGATATGTTTCTTGGAGTGCCATTTAATATTGCAAGTTATGCATTATTCACACATATGATTGCACAAGTGTGTAATTTGTCAGTTGGTGAATTAATTATCTCGTTTGGTGATGCTCACATATATGATAATCACTTAGAGCAAGTTAGAGAACAACTAAGCAGAAAGCCTTTAAATCTTCCAACACTTGAATTAAATCCGGTTGAAGGAATAACTATGTTTAAAATGGACGACATTAAATTAGTTGACTACAATTGTTATACAACTATTAAAGCGCCAATGGCAGTTTAAACTACCAAGACTTCGATAACTCCAAAGCCTTCGGATTTATTTTCGAGGGCTTTTCCTATTATAGCGCCTCCAAATACAGATTGCCCAACACACGCATATCCTGCATGAACACTAGTTACTAGTAAATCACCCTTGTTAATAGGACCAATAACTTTGCATGGAACACGGCCTTTTAAGGCAATATAAGGGTGAGTTTCGTCAGTTCCTGCCTCAGAATTCATCATATATGCTGGGTTTTTACTTACTATGCCCGCTACCCTTGTATCAGCATAAATCACAGTTGTTGTAACTTCTTTTTCGCCGCCAATTACTAACACAGTACCGGCATCATATGCTGTATCTGCTTCATATCGTTCTGCCAAATCAGCATATAACGCACTAGTAGCGAGTCCTTCAAATCGTGTTGCTCTAACATAATTGGTAGAAGGATTATACATAAATCCATAGTCTATATTAATTGTCCCTTTTCCATTTGTTGATGTTGTTGAAAACAATACTGGTTTATATGAATTAGTACCATCTACTACAAAGGTTATTCCACTTGTATATGTGGATGAATTTGCATTAATAGCGTGGGCTGCTGTTCCCCATAATACAGTACCACTTGAATATACACCAGTAGTTGGATTAATACTAGCAGACACGCCAGTAGTTGGATGGGCTCCGATTAAATTAATACCTTTGTACAATTTTAAGGGAGGAGTTGCTGCAACATATATAGGATATGAACTAGTTGCATCTGCATATACTTCATATTCTTGATTTGAAACTACAGAAACAACATCTGTTCCAATAACTGCCTTAATGTTATATATAGCAGTACCGGGTTGTAATCTATCTTGTTCATATGAACCTCTCCAACCTGCTTGAGTATCTGCACCAATTGGCGGACCAATTAAAACATATGAAGTTCCGTTGGAAGCAAACAGTTGATCTTCTAAGGAGTTATACCAAAGATTGCCCGTGGGTGGTGGATTGTTTTCATTAAAAGGATTCTTATCACTAACTATTAGATTAGAAATACTTTTCCACTCTTTTGAATCATAAACATTTATTCTTTTGTTAGAACTATCATACCAAATTTCGCCTTCAATTGGTTTAGATGGCGGAGTTGTATTTGAGAAATTTTCTAATAGTTTAATAAAATTTTCATTTTGAGGTTCTCCATATCCTGCATAGTTTCTTCCTAGAAATAATAAATCAGTACTTTGATCTAATGTAGCATCTTGTACAGTAGCAATTATTGAACCATTAGTTTTATTTAAAATATACGCCATTTTTAATCCTTAAAGTACTACAATATTAGTTAGGGTATTCAGCGCCGTATTAAAATATATATCATAATATTTCCATATTTTTATACCCGGATGTATTGGGTCATCTATTAAATGAAAGCGACGAACAGACGGTACAAACACTGTACCACCAGAATAATAAGCGCACATTACCTTAGCATCAGATCCAATTGCATATCCTGTTTCATTAAGTTGCGTATTGGTTGCAGTTGAATAAAGAAGTCGCAAGTATTGGCTAATAGCCGCATTGCCTGCCGCTATATTTGCGATTGCTGTAGAAGTAGTTGCATGGGCAGGATCTCCATATTCGGTAATATCATAATATGTTGTCAATGTTTTAATTGGCGGCATCTGTTGAACACCGTTAATATATAAACTGTTTTTAATATCTAAATTATCGGATACAGTAATACCTTTTACAATTGTTGAAGTAGTTGCATTACCAAGATATGTGGCGCTATCAGTAGCCTTCATAGTAAATGAAGAAGTAGTTATTACTCCCATTGAAGATCCATATGTATATATCACTCCTACTTTTTGCGGATACTGTGTATCATTTTCTCTAATAGTTGCAGAAGGAAGATCAATACCGAACTTTCCTAACAATCCAGAAACCGACGGTCCGATTAATTTATAGATAGAACCATTCCATATACGTAGTTGACTATTAATAGTATCATACCAAAGGTCACCTGTACTTGTTGTAACTGCTGCTGTTCCGCTTACAGTAGCACCATATGTTGGTTTAAATGAATTACCATCATATACTGTTAATCGTTTAGAAGTTGTATTAAACCAAAGTTGTCCAATTTGCGGACTTCTTGGTTCGCTATCTATCGGTGCAGCAAAACTTGTTAATAGTTTTACTAGATTATTATTAAAATATTGTCCGTAATTATCAACATTTTTTCCAATTAAATCTAAACTGGTAGTACTACTATCAACCTGACCATTGGCTATGTTTAGTAAAACTGACCCGTCGTTATTATATATGATGTATGCCATATGTTATGTCTTTATTATATATGTTAAATATCCACCAGTAGGAATTGAAGTTGCTGTTGACAAATTAGGAGTCCTAAAATATCCCGGACTTGCAGTTCCATAAGTACCACCTATTACACTATAAAGATTGGTATAATTTGTTATCTGATAAGAGTTTCCTAAACATGGTAAGAATCCCGACGGAAGATTAGTTGAAGTTCCAAATGCAGTTATCATTCCAGTTGTAAACAAACTAGAATATATGTCAGACAAGAAATCTAATTTAGAGATTTTTTGTAAACTAGAAACTGCTGTACTAGTATCTAACACCAATAATGTTTGTGTCGGAGTTGTACTAGAAACAGGAGATTGAGCATTAATTGCATCTCGTGTTAATGTAGTTGCAAATACGGCGGTGCCGGTTCCTTTGAATAACACCGAAGTAGCAGTAACTTGCCCTTGTATGTTAAATTCTCTAGCAGTTGCTAATGATGTTGCAGATCCTGTTACACTTCCATTAAACGTTGTTGCATATATATCGGTAGCATAAATTTCTCTAAATTTACGTGTAGTTGATCCAATGTCATATACTCCGTTAATACTAGGAAGTAATATTGCTCCGGATCCTGTGCTAGTTCCCAAAGTCATTACATCGGTACTAGTTGTTCTTCCATTTATTTTTAAATTACCTGCATTTAAATTTCCAATGATCGATGCACCATTACTAACTGATAATGATGCCACTATACTCACATCATCTAAAAATCTTCCGCCACCATTAACATCTAAAGTAGGAGAACTAACAGTAGTTGCTGTATTAATACCAACATTATTATATCCAGAATTGAATCTTAAATAAGCATTAGAATTAATTCCAATTTTTAGCGTACCCGATGTGGTGCTATTTTCAAAATTAATAAATGAATCATTTGCTGAATTATATATCTTAAGAGGATTGTTAGTAGAATTAGATCTAACAGTTAATCCGTTTGTTGATTGTATATTAAGAGAACCTGCAAGTGTTTGCGCGGTAGCATTATTTGTTAGTACTTCTGTAGACTTAACTAATACACCTGTAGAAATTTCTAATGCTGATGCTCGTTCTGCAATTCCGTTATATTTTGCAGGCACCTTACTTGTTAAATTTGTTCCAATTTTAATTGTTGCAAATCCATCTATTACAGTTCTAGGAGTGAATGAATTGTAAGAAATAATTTCTACTACATTTCCATTTGCCCAATTTTTAATAATAGGATATCTGTCTCCTGTGGTACTTTCTACAGATACTGCTTCTGATCCCGATTTAGTATTTCCAGATTGAACAGAAGGTCCCACCACAGTCCAATTATTACTAAATCTAATTTTTAATTGATTATTTGAAGTATCAACCCAAATATCTCCCTCATTAAGATTGTTAGAGTATCGTATAATAGGATCAGTAGATTGTTGATATATACCATTGGCACTCGGCCATCTTCCCCCGTCTACACCACCATTGTTAATTCTTAAAACTGGTTTGTTAACATCAGTAGTATCATACCAAAGTTGACCTTTAATAGCATTCGACGGTTTATTAGGGCCTGCAAAATTTTCTAATAATTTTAAAAAATTCTGAGCAACTGGAAGACCATAGTTTGAGTAACCAGGACCAACCAATGACAAACTTGTATCATTGTTAACTCCGGGTCCCTGCGGTACCGGTAATATAGTAACGGTGTTAACGTTATTTGGATCTGAGAATTTTAATACGTACGGTGATGTCATGATTAAATTCCAGTACTAATACTTTGGATTCTTATTGTATAATCAATTTGAATCATTCTGTTTAAAGATTTCTGTACAGGATGAAAAATAACATGAGTTAGCAATGATCCCAAATTTGGTCCATCTTCGCTATACCCTTTTAGTCCTAGTTCATCAAATACATATGCGCCATCTTGGTTAGTACTATTATCAAATGCAGATTGATTGTAAGGTTCTCCAAAGTCTAATAAACAACTAACTAAAACATCGGTGTAAGCAACACCCGATATATGCCTAGTTTCCATAAAATTTCTTGCTGGATCTATTGTATGAGAACGTTTTGAATCAACTGTTTTTACATAAGTTTGATTATATAATGCCGCAGCACTACCTATAGTATTTGGTGTTAGATACGTAATAATACCAGTTGGGTCAACACGACTTCCCCCGTTGCCAAATACCATTTCTGCTATAGGACCGTTTGATTGATTTGATATACTGCTTGCTAATGCTATAGAAAAGTTTTCGTAATGAATGGCATTTCTCTTATCAACAAACACTTCTTTAGTACTAGGATCAAAAATCTTAATATGACCTTGAACGCTTACTGAACCGGTTTCGTTAGGTTTTGAAGCCTGCATTGGCTTACTATCGTTGGGTAAATTATTCATTTGTTTATTATCATCCATAATGGTATTTATCTTTGTAAATTATCAGCGTACTATCCACCATAATAATACTGATCAGGCAGTGATGCTTCTTTTTCACGTAAGAAATGCGCTTGGATAGCATTGCTAGTTAATAAAGATTCAGTTCCTGTCCAAACATATCCTTTTCTTTGTACAATAGTAATATTGGTATTGTTACTTGTAACATCTAAAATATTTAATACTAATTCATTGGTTGCTGTAGTTATTGTAAATTCAGGAGGTAATATTACTTCACTTGTTGCAGACGGGTCATATGATATAGCACTATCATGTATAATTAATGGAGTTTTACGAAGTTGGCGGCCACCATAATATACTGTAACTTGATCAACTGCGTTTACGCCCGGAGTTAATTTAATACCATCTCCAGTTGTTGTATTGGTTATTGTGCTTATTGTATAAGTTAAAGATGTTGTAGAAGTGGTCTGTACTAGTACCGATTCAGTGTACGGAACATCTTGTTGAGGACTTTGATCAATAACACTAGTTCCTGCATAAGAAATTGCAGCAGGTGCAGTACCTAATGTTCCTCTTCTTAATTGTCTTAATACATTTCCATCTTTTATAAAAAATTCAATACGTTCGCTATCAATTATTACTACTCCCGGTTTGTTAGTTAAAGGATTAGGTGGTACTAATTTGCTAGCATCAGTTACATATATTGCAGTATCATTATAATGTAATGGTTGTTCTAAAGTTGTACTATAGAAAGAAGAAATGCGGCCATAATGATGTCTATCAAACATATCATTAAACACTCTATATCCTAATACATTAGTACCATACGATGGGGGATTAATAGTAGTTACTATTAAACTATTACCAGGACTTAGATAAAGAGAGTTACTTAATACAATGGTTCTCCTATCATCTAATATTTTAAACTCCCTTCTTGGAATTAATGGAGTTTGATTGTAATATACCCAAACATAATTGTCATTTAAAACAGGGAATGATAGTTTATTTGTATTGTAAACATTTGTAGTTAATTTTTCTGTTCTAATCATCATGTTATCATGATCAGCAAACGAAACAACACGGGCATGATAATTGTTTTCTGATAGACCAACATCAAAATGTATCATGTTATCAGAGATTGAATACTCTGGCATTGGATTTCTATATCTTTCAATCGCAATTACATCATCGTTATTTAATAAGTTGTTTACAATTGTTATTGTACTATATACTTGATCAAGTGTGTAATCAAATCCTGGTCTAAGTTCTATGCCATTAGCATAAACTTTTACATCATCTGCATTGAATGTATATTGAGGGAACACTAAGACGCTATCTATATTATATGTAAGTTGTCCATTTGTTACTTTATAATAAGTTGTTGTTGGAGGTGTTGAACGTCCATAATACGGAGGATTACCTCGATATATATCAACAATAGCCTGTCCGCTTACTGGTTTAGAAGATCCAGGAAAATACGGTAAGGTATAACTAGCTACTCCTTCAAATGGTATTAAAAATATATCTTCATGAAATCTATTAAATTTAGTATACTCTGATTCAAAAAACCAAGATTGGATTGTAAACGGATTTAAGTTAGTATTGTCAAGTCCGTATACTCTTACACATGCCCTATTGTTTTGATCACTCACATATGTTAGCATATATCCATAATCAGTTGAGGTAGTGACTTTATTGATCTCGGATCCATTAACAGTAACATATACTTTTCTAACATCATCGATACTGGCTAAACTTGTAAGTACAGCCGTTGTGGTATTATCAACTACAACCATCTTACTATCAATAACTGAATTATCTCCTCCAACATCTACTACTGTATATTTTCCCACACCCTGGTACGGTATTGGAGGAATATGAATTTCATTTCCTATCATAAAGTATTGCGTAGGAGAAGTAAATCCATAAAAAGAAGTTCTGTAACTTGTATTAACTTTACCTTTTCCTAAATATACAAATTGTCCCCCATTACTCACTTTACTATAAAATACATGACTGCTAAAGTCTTCAATTTCAGTATAAGGTACTTGAGCAAATGTGCCGCCACCGTTTGTAATTCCTGCAACAAATCCAAGTTGTCCGTTAGTGTTTGAGCCTTTATATGTATTTTCATAATACATTTCAACAAATTGATCTTCACCATTTGAGTATAGTGTAACTTCATATGCAATAGCAGGAACAGTTGGTACTTGATTTTTATGTGAAGCATGTGTTCCATCAAATCTTATTCTAATATAATCAAAAGCATCTGATGCTCCGGTGCTTAGGAAAATTCCCGGTGTGTTTCCGGATGATAGCGGAATTAGACCTCCGTCACCTATTCCATAATTTTGCCATAAGTCAGTAAACTCAACCATTATTGCTGGATTCTGAAGATTGTATATGCCTTGATCCCATCGAGAAGCATTTTTTAAAATTAGGTCGATATAGATGTCATCAGTGTAAGGATATGCTGATTCTATAAAAACCAGAGATCCATTTGAAGCAATAGTAAAATTATGTACAGATTTTCCATACATCTTAAATGTAAATGGCATTTCAACAAATTGTGAAAAACCAGCATTAGTAGTGGCTGCTAATGGATGCGCCGGGTCACCGTAAGTAGCGTCAATACCCGAAGGCCACCACCAATTTTGATTTGTATCTAGAATGGCATAAGGTATACCTCTGGATTCATAATAGGAATATATCGTCTCACCGAAAGTATTCTGATTTGGGTTCATAAATATCCAAAGATATCCGGTACTTGTTTCTAGGATGGCATCCTGATAACTAGGGTTTGATTTAAAAGCACCTAATGTATCCGGAGTAGCAACATCAACTGTACCAATTAGATATGGTGAAAGAATTGCTGTGCCCACTTGGCCCGCCGATGTGGCTGTCATTCCTTCGAGAAAATGTATACCATACGTCATTTCGTCAGCAGTTAACGGATTTAATCCAACACTGTTGCCTAAACTTACAATCATACTATCATAGTTATTAGGTCCCATAAGCAATGTTGCGGTTGTAGCAACTCCTGCTGTTATTGGAAACGTTCCTGTCATAACCATTGCATGGGAATCATTATCTTTTGTATATACATTAATACCTAAACTATCTATAATATGTCCATTTACTAGTTCTTCAGGAGCATAACTAGAATCTAAATTTAAAAATTTATTTCCATCTACTATCATATCTTCAGGTGCAACACCTAATGCTCCGACAAAATTTCCTAATTCCCATGAACCTCCGGCAATGGCGGTATCTAATCCAGACATCATTGTTTCGGGTTTCCAAAATTCTATAGCAGGATAACCATATATAAAAAATTCAAAATAGTAACTACTATTAACTAGTTGATAGAACGATACTAATGCCATTCCATTACTATCTTTTGTTATTTGATAATATTCTGCGCCAGGATGGGGCCCAGTTACTGGAATACCCGTAAGCATAGGGCTAGTTAATCCATCATTGAATATTTTAATATTAGAAATATCGTTATATTGAATATGAAGATTTATTACTAGTGAAGTAGCAGTGGTTTTGTCATATGCTTGTACAAAATGATCTAACAGTAATATACTAGGATCAATTGTAGATAATAAAGTAACTATTGTTGCAGAAGATATTGTTGTAGCAACTGCTGTAGTAGTTGATAGAGATGATATTGCTTTTATAGCAAATTGGTCTGCGTCTAAAACACTATCAACAGTATATGTTCCATTATATCCGCTAGATGTAATCCCCGATATTACAATCTTATCACCCACAACTATACCTCCTACATTAAATGGGGTCATAGTTTTAACAACTATTTGAGAGCCAACTGTTGTTGCGGTTGATTTTGCAGATTTAATTTTAAAAATTGGTTTACTAATTGTTATAGATCGTGATCCTGTATCAACAGATGTTACTACAGTATCTGGTCTAATTCGAATAGTTGAAGAATTTAAAATGTTAATTAATTGCCCAGTAACAATACCTGTAGTTGTACTAATATATAAAGTAGATGTACCGATTGTAGCAGTGCTTATTATTTTTGCAGAAGCATAATAAGTTACAAGTTCACTCCAGGTTGATCCACCAACATCAAATTTTCCTGCGCCATTAACGGTATCCCATGGAACAGAATATTCAAACGGTAGACCTTGTATAACTGATCCTGGGAAGGTAATACCTGTCATTAATGATGATAAAGAATCAGTAGACGTATGTAGTTTTTCAATCCTATCTAATGCAGTATATAATTCTATACTCTTGTTATAAGATATTTTAAATATTTGTCCTTCTATTGGAATATAATTTAAAAATTTAAATCTAGAATATTTTTTATTATACCCATTATATTCTACTGTATAGTACTCTAACGTATAATCTGTACCTAATATCAATTTACTATCTAACGTTGGTACAACTGTTAATTTATCTGCATCAGCCAACCATGTAAGAACAAACTTATCATCTTTTCCTGAGCATATAAATGTATCAAATACACGAGTTTCTCCAATTTCTGAATTATAATTTACTCTATCAAATTTAATACCAATTTTATTTTTTCTTGTTTTTAAATTTAATAATGTTGCAACGGCGGTTGCTGTAGAAGTGACAGATGGGCCACCGCCGGTGATTGTTACCGTTGGTGCCTGTGTATATCCATTTCCTGAACTAGTTATTAATATTTGATATACCGTACCATTTCTAATGTAGGCACTGGCAGTTGCATCAGAAATAACAGAACCTCCGCCACCGGTGATTGTTACAGTTGGCGTTTGAGTATACCCTGCCCCACCATTAGAAACTACTATAGATCCGATTTCTGAAGTATAATTATCAACCCATGCCTTCCACGGTTGTTGATCAATTAGCGGATTCTGCAATCCTACTGTACTAAATGTATCGGTAGTGGTGTTGTAATAAGAAGGCAAATCAAAATCAGTTGCACTTAACGATAATCTTTCGTCTGTACTTTCTAAATATGAATACTTAGAAGTATAGGATCTTAATTGGCTATGATACGGTTTAACTTCTTTGATATATTCTTCAAAATTTTGTTCATCTTCTAATTTATAAACTGGTCGTTGATCAAGTGATCCTACAACATTTGTCACATTGATAAATGAAGTTTTAAATGCCCAGTCTAATAATTTTTGTTCAGTTAATGCATACTTAACAGCGGTAAAGAAAAGTAAATTCCAATTTACTTTTAAATTATTAATAAAGATATCATCCTTTAATGCTAATAAAATATAATACAATTCTAAGTCAGGAATTTGATCGTATAATGTTTCTTCCAATGTTGCTTCATCATATGAATAATTTAATTTTCCATAATTCCATATAGAATCTAATATTTGGAAAGTACCGTTCTCACTAAAAACTATATTATAATTTTTAGAAAAATTGCCAGCATTTTCTGTTCGCTCAAGTATAACATATCTACCATCTCCAACATTTAATACCTTTACATAGTCACCGGGTACTATGCTATCTAATGTAGATAATTCATAGATATGAGAAACCACATAATTATATTCTTTAAACAATTTATAATCGTCACTTACCCAATTAACATAATTCCAATATAATGGTGTGTTGTATGTTTGATTTTTAATCATTACCCACAAGGATGAAGTATAATCAAATTGATATTTTGTCCATATAAATTTATAATTTTCATCTGCCTTAACTATAGCAGTATGGGGGCGAACTGTTAATATTGGAGCAGTTACGAATTCAGATCCCGGATCTGATATTATTACATTGATAACTTTACCTTCACTATTAATTTCTGTTAGTAGTTCAGCCGTAGAAGTTTCAGTTAATCCAACAGTAACTTTAGGTGGTGAAGTATATCCGTATCCTGCAGATACTATATCTACGGTGGTTATTTTACCATTGGTTACATAGCATTCTAATTTTGCTTGTGCATACTTAATAGTGATATCGTTAGATACAGATAATAAATTTGAATAATGATCAACTGAAAAATCGTATTCTCTTAAGAAGGTATTAGGAACTGTATCTAATTTGTTTAAATTATCAAAATTATAATTACCTGTTATTCTATTTTTAATTAAAACAGAATTAGCAAATTCAACGATATTACGTAATGCTTCTTTTCTATTTTTAAATAAAGTTTGTTGAGGACGAATTCCTATACCATATCTATTTCTATAGGTTGAATTAATTGCAGGGACAGCATTACCTAATTGATCATGCCCTAACAAACTGTCAATTAATTTTTTCTCAAGTAACGTAGTAGGCATGCTATTAGCATCACCTTCTGATAATAATACCCATTCAGTATGTTTTGGAATTGTATTGCTAATAGTATCAATAGTAATGTTTGCATTAATCCTATTACCAACTAACATTGGTTGAACATTCGCAAATGCTACACTACTCGGTGATAAAATTTCAGCAAATTTCAATCCATTAGCAGTAGGGTCAGAAATTATTCTAGATACTTGATAACTGCTTATTCTTCTATTCGATGTGGCTGGTACTGTAACTTTATTTTTAACCCAGAAAAAGTATACATTCTCAAATGAGTTAGTTACATTATTAAATAATTGTTTAATAGACACTACACTGTTATCAGGATATTTTGGTTGTCCACTTATTCCTTTTGTTAAACCTTCATTTGTATCTGCTTGAGCGGCCCATTCACTAGGCAATAAATCAGACCTAACCCATTCATAAACGTCAATACTTGAACCAGGAAATAATTTACCCCAATTATTTTTTCTAAAAATATCGTCGCCTTGTTCATACCACATATATTTTGTAGTACTTAAATCCCACCATAGTTCTCCTACATGATCATCTATCCAACTTGTACTACTATCAACAATAGTGTAAGCGAGACCGACAGTATAAGTAGCAGGGTCAAACGCAGATTTATATCTTAATTCTTGCTCTGCAATGCCTGCAATTTTTCCTTTTACTGGATCAATAACATCTAAATATTCTACAATTTCTTCTTTAAAAGAATCTATCAACGCTATGCGATCAACAGTAGAGATATCTACAAGGTCATCTTGTTGGCGTAATAGTTTTAAACTGCCTATTGTTGAATCAATTTTACTAAATTGATAGAATGACGATGTGTCGTTATTTGCTGAAACATTATATGTAGGCGCTCCTACATATATATTATTATTTGTAGCAATAACTGATGATCCATACTTACTACCTTCTGCTATAGAAGAATCAACTAATTCTTCAGACAATACAAAATGACCATCTAAATTACTATAAACATATACAGTTCCTGCATCTGATAAAGACTCTGTAAACTGTGTAGTACCTTCATCAAATGTAGTAGTACCTTGTTTAGAAGTTATATCAAATTCAGTAATAATTGAATTATTAGTACCCAATGCACTTATAGATAAAGTATTATTATCTTGGCTAATAGATATAGAATGTCCAAATTTTAAATCATTAGTGTATGAAGGATTTTTTATAATTTGAGTAAGTTCATACGAATAACCAGTCGGGTGTGGACTTAGTGCTAAACTACGTTCAGCAAGATTTGCAGCATATTGAGCAGGATTTAATAAATTATTATCAATCACAGACTGAGCAAATCCGGCAAGCCCATTTAACATCCAATATCTAATGCTGGCTTCATCTGGATATAGTTGTGCATCAGGATTTTGAAAATATGCAGCAAGTACGGCTGCTCTTGTTGCTACTGTATTAAACGCATCTGCTGCTCTTTCTGCATCATATATTGCTGCATCTGCCGGATTGGCTGCTCTATAGTCAACCCAGAATTGATGAAAAACTCCAGTCTCGCCCAAACCTACCCTCATCCAATTTAAAATAGTTTCTTCACCATAGTATACAGGTGCTAACTCTTCAGCAGCAAGTGAAAATATTACTTCTGGACGGGTTGAGTTATAGTAAGGAGTTAGCGTTTTTTTATAAACAGCAACCTTGCCGTAAGGTTCTCCTATTGATTTTGATTCTGTTGAAGATACAAATAGATGCGAGCCATCGGGTGATACTATTACATCACTACCAAATTCAGCAGATGTTCCAAATGGTGATTTTAATGTTTGGCTCCAAGAAAAATCTTTATCATATAATTGTACAATACCTACATTTGTTCCTGTGGTAACAATGTGTTTAGGAGCACTTATAGCGATAACTGTTCCTATGGTGTCTCCTGCAATTTTATGTCCAAATTGACTTCCTGGAGATAATGTTACATGAGAAGATAACTCAATTCCCACAACTGGATGTACTGAAATTACTGTACTAGGTTTAATTAACGATGCTGCTGCTCGTTCAGCAAGATTTGCAGCATATTGAGCAGAATTTAATAAATTATTATCAATCACAGACTGAGCAAATCCGGCAAGCCCATTTAACATCCAATATCTAATATCTTCTTCAGAAGGATACAATTGTGCATTAGGATTTATTTGATATGCACGTATTACAGTTGCTCTAGTTTCTACCGCACCTATAGCATCGTTAATTCGCCAAATATCCCAGATTGCTGCTTCATTGGGATTTGCTAATCTATAGTCATGTATTAATTTATTAAAACCGGGTGCTGTATCAAGACCAAAAGTCATCCAATTTAAAATAGTTTCTTCACCGTAATATAACGGTGCTTCTAAATTAGCGGCCAATGCATATATTACTTCTGCACGGGTAGATTTATAATATCCTGTTCTTGTTACACCATAGGCATATACATGCCCTGTGTTGGTTGGATTTTCAGGACCGCTTGGCGCACCAACTAACAATGTTGTACTTGCTGTAGAAACCGTTTCATTTATATAAATTGAATGACCGAATCTAGAATAATCAGCAGTTTGAGCAGTAGTAGCATAAGGATTTACTAAAATTGTTGAGTCTGTTTCTTTAGTAAATGTATTATTAATACTACTAATTTTTACTAAGCCTTCTGAAGAGAAATTCTTTGTATAACCGGTACCTGTACTGAGTATTACTACGCCACTAGTTAAAGTATTTGCACTATTAATAACAACATTTGTTGCGTTAGGTGCACCTGCAAAATATAAATTTTTTCCAGTATCATACTGCAAAGAATAACCAAATTGTGCTTTTATGTTAGGATAGCAATATGTTGCTAAGTCTGTGTTTAAACTATATTCAAATTTCTTTTCTAAAACACTTGTAGTTTTATGTTTAGTGTATACCCAAACGCTTCCTATTCCTGGAGTATTTTTAACAGTCCAACCTGGTGCAGATACCATTAATATATTTGTATTATCTGATGTGTAAATAGATTTTCCTAACTCCGAATGTAGACTTAACGAAGTTATTGTAGCAGTAAAATGACCATTAACCCCCACCGAGTAATTTTTTATTTTTTCATAAACTTGCCACTTGTCGTTAATGCCTTCATCTATCCAAATTTTTTCATTGTTCTTTAAATTTAAAATATCTGTTGAATTAGCAACTTCTTTAATATTTTTATATCGTGCATTTTCAAATTTAAACAATGCTCCATAACTTAATAATTCTGCATCAACTATAGAGGTTAAACTTGATGCTACCGTAAATTGATCTAATTTAGCGATATCAATTATAATGTGTATACCATTAACTTGCTCATTAAATCTAACTACAGAAACAATGTCACCTATTGATAATCCATGCGGTTGGTCAGTTACAAATGTTATGCTGGACCCGGGGGCACTTACATATACTCCTGCAATCTTAGAAGATTGTTTAGAGTATCTACTAACGCCCCAGCCGCCGTTTTCTAAAAATCCCATCCATATAGTATTGCCATCTTGTAATACAGAATTATTAGCAATATCTAATAAACTATTTTTATTATATGCTGTAGCGGTAACATCATCTGCTCTAATATATCCAGCAGTAGTCAATACTAAATTATTATCAAAGAATGTGCTAGAAGACATTATTGGAAACGTATTTGCCGATGAGTAACTATCCGGAGTTAATAATAAGTCCGACTGAGACACATATGTCACCAGCGGATTTGCATCAGCAGGAGTTTCAGAAAATTTAACAAGATATGGATTTTCTAAAGATGTACTTTCATTTAAATTAAATTCTATTTCATTGTATGTTGAAAAACTTCCGTAATTACCTGATCTGAATGCCCAATCTTCAGTTAATAAAATGTCCCCTTGACGTGTAAACTTACCAACTTTGGATAATTTATCAATAGAATTTTTAGTTCCTTTTTCCTTAATGTATCCTTGATAAAATTTATATTGGCTAATTGAATTTGTAAAAATATTATTAAGGTATGTTCTTGGAGTATAACCAATTAAATGTTGTGCTAGTTTTTGTTGGGTAGAATCAAAATTATCAATATCTAAACTATAAAAGTCTTCGAATTGATTAATTTTATAATCAAAATTAGGTAATAAATTTGATACCGGCTTACTATCTAGTTTGATCCATTTTTCAAAATCAAAAGTAGCATCTCCGATAATTTTAACAGTTGATTCATAATACGAACCGTTATATCTTACCACTTTTCCCGGTAAGTATGTTCCATATGCTGTCCAATCTATAATAGTAACATTGTCGTAAACAAAACCGGGACTAGATAAATCACCATTCCAATTGGCAGTTCTAAATCCTGATAGTTTAATTCTTCGTTGCTTGTATCCTGTTTCAATATCGTATATAGTATCATTAAAAATTGTTTTATTGTTAAAAACCATTCCGTGTTCTTTTTGTACAGAATTTAATGTAGCAAAAAACATACCTTCAAGAGTGTCAATAGTATTAATTACACAAACACCGTCTTCTCTTGATAAACGAAATTTATCTAATGGAAATGATTTTCCATCGGCTTTTAATATACTAAAATCATAATCTCCGGTAGTAATATCATCAACCACCGAATCAATAAATGAATATTTTAGATAATCCGCAAATGGACTTAATGTAATTAAATTTCCGTCTGCCCAATTTTGCGTAGTCCAATATAAGAATTCTTTAGCAGTAAATTTCCAATTTACTATATCATTAAGATCAGTATTATATTCATCAAATATAAATCCTTGACTTTCAAGATAGGCACCGTACCCAATTAATAAATCGTATACTTCTTGTATTGTTGAATAACTTGTACCATATGGAACTACTGTTACTGTGTTTTCAAATCTTGAAGATAATTGTGCGGTGGCGCCGCCTACCATAGGCAATGATGGTAAGGCTTGAAATAATGTTATATCAAATGTAGATTGTGTATTATGACCAACTTTAACTATATAAAATGTTCCATTATATCTTACAATCTGACCTTGTTTATAATAATGTGTTGTGTTTGCTGTAGTAGATGTAATATCAATTGCACTAAGACCACTGTTGCCACTGTTGCCGGCGCCTGTCCATTCTGTAAATGACTCAGATTTTCCTCCAACAGTAATTGCACCGGATGCTAAACTTTTAGTAGGTTTAAGTATTTCAAAATATGGATTTGTAGTGTCATATCCCTTAATAATGAAATTACCATTAGACCGTTGTACTATAACTCCGGATATTCTAGCAGACTTAATAGGATTACTTACATTTAAAATTAATGAATAGTCTTCAGGCGGTAAGATTGCTCCTTGTGCTTGTGACACAGGATCAATAGAGTCAATAACAATTTGCAATTTATCTTTGCTTGCAAATCCTCCTAATTTATGGAATAGATTAAAATTAATATAAGTTAAGTCTTGTGTTAATAATTCAAGATAGTTTAAATCTTTCTGTTTTCCCCGTTCAATAACATAAACGCCAAATCCGGCTGATTGTACATCTTCTCCATCTAATATAAGTTTAGAAGGATTTAAATAAAGATCATTTGCCTTATATGTTAACTGATTTTTAATATTTAGATAACTTCTACTTGTATCAAACATAGAAGAAGTATATGAGCAAGGATCAAGTAAGGCGGATAACGCATTTACAGCAAATGGCCAATAACTGCTGTTTCTCCATGCTGTTTCTGCAGGAGAGTGATCTCCAAATTTCCAATTTGCAGATTTATCGTCAATTGTTAAATTACCTGCATTTAGCAAAAATGAACCAGGTGGTTTTAAGTTTCCTGCAACATCAACAGGAACAATTGATGAAAAATTAATACGAGCATACTGAGAATTAATAGTTCCTAAGTTATCAACTATTCCATTAGTTACAGCATCAATCAATGCTGTTCGTTTTTCACTATTAACCCAATCGTATTGGATGTCCCACCATAACGGTTTAATTGAATGCCCTAACATTTCCCAAGGATGAGAATGCGGACGATCAGTATCGTAAAAATATTTGTAAACACCTCTCCAATATCCCGGATAAGAATTTCCTATAGGAAAACTACCATTGGTATAATTCCATGTAAAAAAGTTATATTCATCATAAACATTATTAGTAGTTGTATCAATACTGTATTGACCGGTCCATTTAATAAAGTCTTTTACTAAAATATCATTAATTTCAGATGAAGAATATTTACTTTCTCTAAATGCACTTGGCAAATATCCGTTAACATCAAATATTTTAGGATTATAATTTATTTTAATATTATTAAAAACACGTTTTTCGTATTCAAGAATAATAGCATCCCTATAATCGTCAAAGGCTTTAATTATACTGCCGTCGTGGCCTCGTATAACATTTGTAGAATTTAAATAGGTGTCATCTAAAAAATACTCAGGTTTATATTTTGGATATAAACCTAATTTAGATGGCGTTGGAGGAATATATGCACCGCCGGTATCTAAATAATAATGGATAGATATTTTATCACCTGCTACAAGATTTAAAATATCTGTATTAACTATTATTGTGTTATCAATACTATCAAAATAATATTCAGAATTTGCAATTAATTGATAATCATTATAGTATACAATTACTGATTTAAAACTTAATGCTGTTAAATCAAATTTAACCCCTATTGGAAATATATTGTTTGCGCCTGTAACTGTATAGTCTCTTACAATTTTGTTAGGTCCATAACCTAACATATCAGATCTATAATATAAAGATCTAGAATCTTTACTAGAATTAAGTTGTGTTAAAACTAGGTCTAATGCATCACGTGGTGTTAGTTGACTATCAACTTTACTTAAAGCATTTAAGAAATTTATTTTAAATTGATCGTACTGTTCTGCAGAGTATCTAATAGAATCAACTACATTGTGTTCTTTTTTTCCAAGAAATATTTGAGGGAACGCAATAGGATTAGCATTTATAATTAAACGAGAACCATATTTGGCATAATCATTTAAATCTCTAAGATTACTTATTCCCGGAAACTCGCCAATAAATCCAGTAATACCATTAACCATTGTTGAAAGATGATCACTTAGTTCACTTAATGTTAATTCTGTTATAGGTCCGTTTAACGGATTGTTAGTTAATCCTAACGGAGTTTTATAATATCCATTTTCATTAGGTGTATCTTTAGAAATTATTTCTAAAGATACTATATCATTTTTAGCAATATTAACAGACGACGTACTAACATGAATAGTAATACCATCTGTATCTAAAGTTGAATTAACTAAATTTCCATTCACATAAGAAATTACAGAAGTGGCAGATGTTACAATTGATTTAAGTTTTAATACATTTGTTGAAGTCAACATTGTTTGAATTTCAACAATAGGAATTTGATAATTTACTGATGGTTCCCATACATTTTTAAATTCGTTTCCTATTTTAAGATATGTAACACCGGTAGTAATTGTAGAACTTATATTATTAACATCAGTTATACTGACAATGTCAGACATAAAGTAGTTCTTAAAAACATAACTACCAACTCCGATACTGTTTTTATACTTTAATGGGAATCCTAAAACTTTATCGTATATTGTTCCTACTTCATAACCAAATATTTTACTGCCGGCAAAATTAGAATTTTTATCAGAATAACTTAATTGAGTCGGTTGAGAATTATCAAATAAATCAAATAATGGTGCTTGATTTATAGTTGTATGTTGCTGTGATTTTTTCCATTGAATAACATCGATGCCATTAATATTCTGTGTTGTATAATGCCAACTTGTTCCTTGATTTAATATACCATAGTTTATGGAAACTGAACTAGCAGGCAGCGGAGTAGATGGTTCTATTAATCTAAGAGTAGGTGGGTTGGTAGAAGTATCATAGTTTACCTTATAAATTTTTCCATTGAGAGATGTATCTGCATTAAAAATTATTCGAAAACCATGCTCTAATAAAACTTCGTCACTGTAATAACCAATAGTACCGTCTACTTGACTAAATGCATCAGTAGTAGTTGTATCAATTATATCTACATTTTGAATTCCAACTGACCCAAAATTATAAAGTTTTATATCTGGATTAAATTCAATAATAGGTCTATTGGCTCTTCTATCTAACGGATAGACAGCCTGTTGATTGTTTATTTCAGCAGTAATACGAATAATGTCTCCGTGAAACCATCTGTTATATCGTGTCCATGGATTTAAATCACCACTAGCCTTATTAATTGTAATATATTCGGGTATTACTGGTAGTGTTTTATTTGAATCAAATGGATAACTATCGAATAAATCGCTATCAAATGTTTCATTATAAATCTGTGCAACACTTTCATGTACTTCTAATAATTTAATATCAATTAATTTTATACTTTTGCCAACACCTTCAACATAATATTCTTTATTATTAGATGAAAGTTTTAATTTCATTCCGTTACTTAATGAATAATTATTTAGAATTATATATGTAGGTGTACCTTCTATATCTTCCTTAAGATCATCTACTAATATTGCATCAGGTCCATTAGGTAGCCAGTAATATTGATTATAATTTATCAACTTATCCCAATCTATATGAGGATTGTATGAATAAAACTTTGATCTAAAAAGTCTATCAAGGTTATCAGTTTTTCCACCTTGCAAATTAATTTCATTAATTATATCATCAAATCCAATTACATCGGTTATGTTAGATGATGCATCTTTAAAAACTAAAGCAGGTTCTAATGGATATTCTTTTCTAAGAGGTAAATTTTCTTTAAGATAAAAGTCAGTTGCAGGATTATAATTAGGAGTAATTATAGATCCAACAAATCCATCAATACGTTCAAGTTGTGGTGTTTGTATTAAAGGGTCAAGTGTGCCGGATAAAAATTTTGAATTTTTATCAGTTTTTAAATATTCAGGAAGTAGATTAACTGACTTTTTGTTATCTATCATTTTAAGATCCGCTAGTTGTTACAATCGATGAAGATTTTAATTGTGATGCAGTAATCGCATCAATAATTTCTATATCAGAAATTTTTGCACCACTTATGAATATCTCATTTGATAAACATGTTAGTTCATATAAACTTCCAAAACTATTATTATCAGTAACTGGTACAATAACAAAATTGGTAATATCAGGTGTAAGTAAATTCATAATATAAGTTGATAGTTCGCCAAAGTGAAAACTTTGTCCAAAGTCCCAATTTTCTAAAGCAAAAAAATCATTTATACCCAACAATATTCTTGTTTTTAAATCATTGTCATTAGTTATTCTATCAGGATTTTTAACCGCTTTAAATTTTGCCTGAAGATTTATATTAGCATTTGCACCAAATAATATTTTATAACGTACTGGGTGAAATACTATTTCATCACTTATTGATTTAATAGGAGAAAGAGATGGAAGATAATTTTGTTCTAAATTTTGACTAGTTGGAGGTAGCGGTTCACTTGATACATTACCTAACAACCAACTTCTTACATCATTATCGTATGAGGTTGTCAACATATAGATATCTATAATATTTGATTTACTAGGATCAATTCGTCTTTCTTCACCACTATTATGCTCATAATGAAATTTAATATTAGAACATCCAGACCTACCGATATATTGATCAGTATATATAAACTTCTGATATGCTTTTGACCAATACTTAACAACATTTAAAGAAGGACTATAAAAATAGAACAATTGCCCATCAATTTTATACTCAGATGTTACGCTATTTTCATTTAAAAATGGAAGTATATCATCTGAAGTTAATGCAAATCTTGCAGTAGACCCTACTCTTTTAAAATAAACAAATTGTGATCCTACAATATTAGTAAATGAATCTGGATCTAAAATTTGCCCTGTGCCGGTATAATCATAAAAACTAATTTTTACTCGTTGAGGATCAACATAACCATCAACTTCAACAATAGAATCATCTATTTGCCATATATAGTCGTGATCCAATGGGGTAGATGCATTTGATAAATTAATAGAAAGAACTGTAATTTTATCTTTAATTACAGAATTATTTGTGTAATCAAAATTTACAGAAGATTTATCATTTAAAAATGAAGTTTCTTTATCACTTTCAAATATATAATCTAATGTTCTATATCGCACCTTATAACTTTTTCCAGTCCAAATAAATGCAATCAACCAACTTGAATCTAGTCCCAAGTCTTCCATATTATTTTGATTTGATAAACTAAAAGGATTCATTATATCTAAATTAGAATTAACAATTATACTCCATTCCCTAGTTAACGTATCAATTGTTAATCCAAAATTACGTTGTGTCATGCATATATTTGCAATTTCACTTTCTATAGAATAGCCTAATAGGCTATTAAATTTGTATATTACTTCTTGTGGAACGGCTCCGTGCGGAACAATGGTAGAAAAAATTATAGGACCGGTTCCGTCACTTAACGTTCCCTGACCGTAGTTAGAACCATCACCTATAACTTGTTTAACTGTAGACCAAATATAAGACTTCCCACTTGCTGGAATTCCAGTTGTAGGAATTGTTTTTAATAAATTATTTTTATCAAAATATTTTCCAGATGGCGGCAAAAATTTGATTATCGATCCCGGAAATACGTATTGAAGATTCGATCCTGATGTAGTTCCTACTGCTACAGGAAGTTCCGAAATAGTAAAATATCCACGACTTTCACCGGGTGTAGTATTAGCATTATACCATTTTAAGGATAGATATGTTAAATTAAAACTGCTGTACTTGTTAAGATAAAAAGATCGTAACTCAGGTAATGCAACAATAGGATTTAATCTATTTTTAATAACCGACAGTACTTGATTTTTACTAATAAATTCAAATTCAAATATATGTTCTTGTTCTTCTTTGTATAGAATACCGTCAGTTGCAAATATATTAGTCTTACTATATTTTCCACTAACATCTGATATGTCAAAATATTTACTAAGTCCACTAGATATTCTATTAATACTTTTAACTTTAAGAATGTTCGAACCAGCAGTTAACGGAGCAATATTATAATCCTCTCCTGTAATCATTCTATTTTGAGTATAGTATGACTGCGGTGCTTTGGACCTAATACTTGAATTAGATTCTGGACCTGCACTATTAGTGACTGTATACTGCAAACTTAATGTTAATTGTAAATTATGATTTTGTCCTAAAGAATTTGTGTAAGGAACTGTAATGATAACCCCTGTCATTTGTTCAGGTTTTATAATATATGACAACCCATTACTTTGTCTATAAAATAATCTAAAATCTCCTTTTGGAAGATCGCCAAATATTCCATCAGTAAAATTTAGATCAATTTGATCTTGGTCACGTGTTGATATAGCATATATTGCTCTTAAACTTTTATTAAGGCTATTATATATTACATTATTTCCCACTAATGAAGGAACAGGTGTCCACAATGTATAAAAATTTCCATTTTTATCTAATTGCCATAACCAGGCATCAGTATTATTAATATTAGGTGTGTTTATTCCTATAATCTCATTAGGTACTGGATTATCAATATTAAATCTAGAAACACTTAAACTGCCCTGTTTAAATTGTGTAAAGAATCCAGTATTAGCACTACCACTTCCTTGATTATCATTTTTATAAATTAAACTAAATGCATTTTTAGGAGCAGGGGCTTCTTCGTAAATATAATCCTTACCGCTAAATGTAGACGGAACAATTTCAAAATTCATCGAGGTTCCATTGATGCTTTTAGAAAAATTAAAAATTGGAACATCATCATTTGAACTATTAATTCTATATTGGTCAGTTTCTACCGCGTTAATAGTTCCACGACTTGCAGGATTTCCAAAATTGCTAGACATTGCTGAATTCATTATATTAATGAATTGTTGATACCAACTAGAATTAGTAGGATCGTTCCATCCTACGGTAACATTTGCTAAATTTAAACCAGTTGCATCATATACACTATCTGTTGTAGATACAGCAGTAACTTTTAATAAACCGCTAGCAGGGATATTTCTTGCAGGATTATAACTAATTAATTGTGCAAGACGTAATACACTATCTCGACGTTGGGCAGTTTCTAAAAAGTTTTCACGAGCATTTAGATCGATACGAAAACTTAAATTTTGTCCTAGATATGCAATAACATCAATAAGAGCAATATACTCGCTACTATCAACATAGTCATTGAATTCTTCAGGATATTTTTCCTGAAGATATGAAATCATTGTACGACGAAGAGTTTCAAAGTCGTAACTTTTAAAATCAGCATTACGGAAAGATTGGTATACTTTTTTCCAATCTTCTGCTACTAATAGTTTTGTGTTATTTGAGGGTATCATAATGTTCTATACCGTATTTATTGTAATAATTAAGTGGGTATATTATTGTTGTACCCGTAATCCAATCTTTTGATCAAACGCAAGTTTTAATACACTAGATTGATTTGTGTTTTTCATTGCCAATATAATTTCAATCAAATACCCTTGCGGATATTCAGTAATTGCAATCCGTAAAGGAGAAACTCTAGGATCAGAATTGCATATATCAGTAATATCTTTTGTAAGGAGATCTTTAATTTGAGGAGTTATTGGCTCCATTAATATATCCCAAACAATGGTTCCAAACTTAGGATTCATTACCCGTTGTCCCTTACGAGTATTAAACTGATTAAGAATATTTTGTTTGATTAAATCAAAATCATAAAGTTTAGATCCTCTGTTAGTAGGATTAACTGTGCTAAACCCTTTATAATATTGGCTTAGTTTATCAGTATGTTGATCACTATAACCGGCAGGAGTAATTTCAAGATTTTTGTAAGGCATATTATATTTATTAACTACTAAATCTGGTTATCTGTGCGGTGCTGGAGAGCCGCTACCAGATTGTACTGGACGTCCGCTACTATCAACTAATATACCTCCTGAGCCTGTACCAACAACATTTCCTTGTAATTGACCTAAGAAACATTCATAATATCCCTTTTTACGGGTATGAATATCGGGTGTATTAAATCCAATTGCCTTACATGCTGCTTCAAAATAACCGGGATCTGTTTGAGCAACTTTACATCTATCCAACATATACTTAACTGCAACTTCAGCAGCGATAGCCGGCGTATTTAATAGTTGAGGATTTCCAATTAAATCTTGCCCAATCATTGTTCCGTACCTAGCATAGTTACTTCTACCAGTTAGTTGAATGTATCCTCTACCTATATACTTGCCGCCGTCGCCGGATTGAGTATTACCTAGACCTTTACCTTTAGAAGTAGTACTACCATATAAAAATTCAGGTAACGTATTATTAGGATTGCCTGCATATTGTTGAGCAAGTGCTGTATCGCCTTTGAACACGCTAGGAAATACTTGTAACAATCTATCAGCAGAATACTTAAATCCTTCTTCAACCAACTTCCAACGACATTCGCCACCTGCTATACCCAATAGCGATGCAATAGCAATAGGAGTAGTAAGCCCAAATTTTGCACAAGCCGCTTTGATAGCACTAATACCTTCCTGTGATGAACTAGCATTAATATCCTTAGAATATTCAGGCGTACAAGTTCCAGGAGTTACATCTGGTGGATTAGCAGGTTCTTGTTTTCCAGCAGCAGGATTAGGAGGAATCCCCGAAGCACTTCTGTCTGCTAATGTTACATCCGTAGCCTCTGGACTAAATTGTGCAGGATTAATTGATTCATGTTGTGGCCAAGGTTCGTGCGTTGGCACACGTTGCATGATAGTTTTAATTGTACCTGTATTATAAAACTTTCCATCACTCCATCCCCAACTTACTAATCGTTGTGGCAAACTAAACAATGGTAAATCTGGAGGAACTTCAGCAGCATCTGCGGTGGCAGGAGATCCTGCGGTTGGACCATTCCAATGTATATTTGCTCCTGTTCCAATAATGTTGCCAGTGGCACCTAAGTTTAATTGTGCTGATGTACCTAAATTAATATTGCCATTTGATTTAAGATTAATAGTTCCAATAGCGGCTTGTTTAATATCCTGTGCAGAACTTAAACTATAACTATTACCTACTGTAATTTTAACAGCATCACCTATAGTTTCATCATGTGTTCCCCTGATAGCAATCTTTTGATCTTGATCTACAGTAAGATAATTATAACCAGTTATATTGGTCTCCATATTTTTACCGGCTTTAACATGAATATTGCGGCCTGCTTCAAAATTAATATCTCTATCAGCACGGAAGTTAAAATCATGCTCTGTATGTATGCTTATACTATCATGTGCATATATGTCAATCTTTCCATTAGATGTTAATTCAATCCATGCAGTACCTTGACTATTGGCTATATAAATTAAATCGTTAGTATTATGTAATAGAATTTGATGACCTGTTCTTGTACGCAATCTAACTAACTCATTTTGTCCGTTAACATCGCCGTCATCCATCACAAATGTTGTTCCACCTAATCTACTCACAGGTGCTTGTGAATTCCCCGTATAACCTATCTTGCCTCGTTTAGCACCCGAACTAGAATCTAATGGGCCAGGGGTTGAAATACCAAAAACTCCACTAGGAACTTCTCGTCTAGCACTGCTAGAAGTAACTCCCCTAATGGTATCTAAAAGCAATCCCTGTTGTACCAATCTATCAGCAAATGGATGAATTGGTTTTTTAAATTTTTCAGGATTAGGATTTGATAAATCTTTTGATTTTTTGTGAAACTCTGCAACAGGCAAATAATCTGTTCCGTATTTTCTGCGTTGCTCATCTGTCATCTCTACTTGGCGACTTGCAGCAATACCAGGAATCATATGATTTTGAAATACATCATTAACGCAGCCAATCCAATATCCTTGATTATGGTCGCCGTCGATGAATATAACCATAACCGTTGCTCCTATATCCGGCGGAATCATCCACATACCATAAGATTTTTGTACATCGTTGAAGTCACTACTGTTGGTTCCTTCAAATCGAGAAGAAGTATTACCACCAAATGGGGTCAACTGCCTAACTACATATGTTTCACCTTGTTCTCCAGTTACACTCGGAATACTTTTAATTAATGCAACTTCTAACCCTCCCATATAAGTAGGATCGAGATGATTTGTTACCTCGGCCAAATACGGACCAGGTGTTGGTAATTTAGATCGCGCTCTTTTTTCAGTAGCCATAATTATTATCCGTTATTGATTCTGTTAACTAGTTTATCTAAAGGACTTTGTCCTGAATATCCGGACAACATGGATTTTGCCGAATTTAATTTATCTTTCATTGAATTTATATCAACCGAGTTTACTGACCCAGTTAAATTTGAATAAGGATTTGAACTTGCTCCACTAGGTGATGCTTGAGCAGCAGAAATTAATTCTTGCGGAACTAAATTGCTAGATAATTTACTAGGACTGTTAACTCCGTATAAATTCTCAAGGGCAGTCATTCCGCCTTTTTTAACAACTGACGACGCATATCCTACATCGGCCTGCGGTATTGGTGCGGTAGCAAATTCTGGAGTAGCAGGAATATTTTTCATCTTACTTGCAGGAAGATAATCAAGTACTAATCCTGCAGATGCTGCTTGATTTAAATTTACATTACTAGGTGTGTTTTTAACTATATCAGTGACTTGATTTTGTAATTTACTTTGTAGGCCGGCACCAGTTAATCCAGACAATCTACTAGGATCTAATCCTACTTTGGCGGCAATACCTTGAGGGTCCATAGGAGATGCAGTTAGTTGAGTAATCTTATTACCTATTCCACCTACAAGACCTGACAAATTATTTCCTATACCCTGAACTGCGGCAAGTGCGTTTGTTCCCAAATCTTTAGCAACTCCGGATATATTACTAAGACTACCAGTTGGTAATGAGGTAGGATTTATATTTGCACCTTGTTTAATATCAAGTGATGTTAACCCGCCTGGAAATGTAGATATAGGTGTTATACTAAGTGATGCTCCTTTTCCTATACCAGATCCTTGATTAGATATATTAAGTGCAGATTTGATAGCAGATCCTACAACTGTTCCTCCTAACGATCCTATAAGACGTTCTGCTGACATATTGCCTGTTAATATATTAGCAGCAGATCCTAATGTTGCAGCGGGGGCTAACGATTCCTGACTTAGCCCAATTAATCCCGATGACTGTAATCGTATATTAGATGAAACATCATTCGGAGACGACGGCAATGCTTGTCCTATTATAGAAGTTTCCGGCATTATATTGCCAGATCTAGAAATTAATCCATATGTTTGATTCAATAAACTAGGAGTTGAACCACCCAGGCCACCTTCCGCATTTGTAAAATTACTAAGTTCTCCAGGTAATCCCGGACTAGGCAATCCTCTATTCAACTGATCCATTGCTGTTTCAGAATCCATTCGTTCTTCTGGACTTTGTGCTCTAGACTCATCTGGTATTACCTGTGAACTAGGATTAGGTGAGGTAGCAAAATTATCGGCAGGATCCGTAGCACGTAGATTAGAATCTATTACCTGTCCAGGTAACCTTAAAATATCTAATTTTTGTTTAAATACACCATCTCTAAAATTACTATTAACTTTTAGTACTCTATAAACTCCACTAAAAGGCACACGGTTAGCATCAAATTGCATCATGCCGCCGTTTTCAAAACTATTAATATCAATAGGATTTCTAAAATTTATAGTTATTAAAACTTCTCCGTAATTGTGATCTGCTTCACCTTTGTTTGTTTTTCCTCTCTTTGAAGTATCCGGTTTAGATTTATAGTTTCCTATTCCGCCTGTTACAAGATAAAAAGGATCTCCTAATATTTCCATTTCTCCTGTTAACATACTGGCTTTAGAATTAATCACAGCATCATGCATACCCCTTGCTAGTGTGCTGTAAGGATCGCTTAACGGTTGACTAGCATTACCGCCATACGATTGCAATGGTGTTACTGTTGGCTTTACGGGAGTTGTAGGAACTTGTTGTCTTTTTAATCTTGCATTTGACCTAGCGTTAATTTGATCAGCAGTTTTTAAACTATCATCAGATTTAATTTTAACTTCTGAACTATTATCGGGTGCGGCAGCATTTTTTGGTTGAGGTTGATCTTTATTACCCATTGCTGCCGGAACTGCTTCAAAGAACAATGTATTAAAATTAAGTTTAAAATTTAAAACATCAACATTTTGTCCTGTATAGATGTAGTTGTATTCTCTTAAACTTATCTTTTTTAAATCTTCTTCTTTAATAATATTCTGACCGTAACTTGGTATTCGACTTATATGTATCTTATAAGGAGTTACAACATATGTATATTTTTGAAATGGTTTTTGTGACACTTCATCTATAATATCTAAATTTTCAACTTCCATTTTAATAAGAAAATAATCTAACATACCATATTGATCAGGATTATTTGGACGTTTTCCTATATTTTTTAATATATCTCTTACATATTCACTATCTCTAATAACTGAAGTTATAGCATCATTAATATTCATACCTTCTGCAAATTGAATGGTACTTTCTTTAGGATTGTATTTTACACTTTCGGGTTGTCGTGCCTGTTGCGCAGGAGTAGGCTGTACTGCTCCATTAACTTTATATGCATTAGGTGAGCCGGGTGCCGCAGGGTCAATCATTGCATATAGTTTGTTGTCTTTTAATACTTCAGTAAATTTTGCATCAGCAATCTTAGATGCTGGACCATTTATAAATCCTAGTTTTTCATCCCATACTGGAAAACTAATGTCGTAAATATTGTGCTTGAGTTTAGTGCTCCCTTCTTTACCCGCTTCATCAGATGTAGCAACCTGAGCATTAATATTAGTAATAAAATTATTCAATATTGATCGAACAGTATCACCTGCCATCTTAATGGGTTTTTTAACTACATTCGGTTCTCCAAATGCTCTTTCATTATAGGGAACTGCGGTACACTTATACCTAGTACCCTTTTCAGTTATATCAACATCAATACCTGTTAGACCAAATACATAATAACGTTCAGTATTGTTAATTAATTCTGGTTCTGGAAAATCTTCTACATCTGGATAACCCCAAAATTCCATTTTAAGTAAAAAACTAGCCTGTAGATAACTCGGATAACCCGCAGCAACTGCCGAAATATGCAATGCTTCTATAAATCCATTAATACTATAAGGTTCTATAACTTCAAATTTAATTTGAGTAGGTAAACTAGTATTGCCTTCTTCACTAAATGTTAATATACTATCAATTTCAACATTTTCAATAAACATATCAAATCGACCTGGGCTTTCTTTATTGAATCCAGCGGTTAATTCTTGATTATTAGATAATGCTGCATCAGAGGATGCTTTGTTAACTACTTTAGCATATTTGTCATAATTCTCCCCCGAGTCATCTAATTTTTTTGAATCAGTTAACTGAGTATCACTTAATTTTGTTTGTGGACTTAATCCTGTAAATCCTTTACCGCCTGACCTTAGTATAACAAATTTTAGTTGGCTGTTTCTATATGATTCGGGATCTGTAAGATTACTGCCATCAAGTGCAGCCATTGTAAAATGATAGGTTGAAGATCGATATCCATTAAGAGGATTTTTTTCGCCTGACTGTTCTACAATTTGTTTAGATTCTGTTTCATATTTTTCATCAGGAGTTTTTTCAGTTTTTTTACTGACATTATCTGATTGTGGTGCCTCATCTGCCATATTAAATTCCTAGAACAGATTTAAGAGTAGACATTTTAGGAAGATATATTTTTACACCTGCTTTTAAATCATATACAGGATCTTTAATAATGGTTTTATTACGAACTGCAAAAACCCACCACAATCCGGAATCTTTATAAACATCATTGGCAAGTAAATCTGGCCTATTTTCATAAGTTGCTGTTACTTCAAAAAGTATATCATCTCGTTCGCTGGGTATATCACGAAATTCCATAACATCAAGATATCCGTTTGTTATTGAAGTTTTAGAATAAGGACTAGTTTTGTTATACATTAGATAAATCCTTTACCAGCAAATGATCCGTTAAGATACCCTGTAACTGAAAAACTTTGCATTTCACTTCTGCTGTACATTGGCAAGCATGTAACTGCGATTGTAGATACCACAGGCACCGAAGCCTTTCCATAAAACTCGCTATCGTAAATAAAATAATCTACTCCATCAGGAAGTTCTACCCTAAAACTAGTAATTGCAACCGGAACATTCTTTAACATATATTCGCCATAGGCATCAAGACGGCAAACAGGAGGAGGTGCTCCACTATCACGATCGCCGGTTGACCCGCCTGAACGCATTCTAGTTAATGCTTTTAACAATGTTACTGTAGAAAGATACATTCCTGCATCTACCCAGTTTTCTACGGAAAATTTTCCACTAATAGTAATTGGTCCAATACTACTTCTTTGATAAAAATTAATAGGAAAGTTTGAATGTAATGGATTAGAAGCGGTATAGTCTGCTTTAACATCAAAACTAATACTAGGAGTGAATGGAAATATTATCCCCCCTATATTTGCTAATTGGCCGCCGGGGCCGGTTGTACTATCTACCAAATATTTTCCTGGGACTCGTATCCTTACACGCATTGATTCTTCTGATGTGCTTTCGTTTACTCCGTCTGCATTTAGATATAAAGTTTCAACTTCTGGAAATTCTACTGGCTCAGCACCATCAGGTACTCCGGGCACATCTCTTTCTCCAAATGCCGGGCCACCTTGGCCGCCTCGACCTCCACCGGCGCCGCCTGCCCACTCGGGAGAGTGACCGGTGTTTCCACCAGAACCACGGCCAGCACCAGCAAGACCTGCCCAAACAGGCGCTTGACCTGTGTTTCCAAGTATTCCTCTACCAGCACCGGGATTTATCAAATTATCTGCCATGATCTATAATTTCCTATATAGTATATTTAACCAATAAATAAAATGCCCTTATAACAATCGTTGACATTTGAATTACAAATGTGTTAAACTGCTATAACCAAGGAAAATAATAATAACAATGACCACACATATATCCCCAACTGGAAAGAAGGTAAAATATTTAAACAACCGTGATTTATTAGCAGAGATACATAGGAGTAAATGCTCATTTAGCAGTTATATATTACCCGAATATCAACAGCATGATATAATTTTAACTAATATAGATAAGATTAATATAAGAACAGTAGCAGAAGCCAAAAGAAATAGGGCTAAAAGACAAGGTATACTAACGTTTGGGGCTGCAAGAATTGCAGGTGACAAGAAAATTAAACTTGCAGAATGCACGGCAGACTATAAAACTATAGCCAAAACTGATATCATTATCCGCATAATGACATTTGAACATATACCAATGGCGCCGGGACGTAAAAAAACTCTAAAGAATACCGCAGATAGTCATGAAAAAGTTAACTTTCCTCCTTTCCAACATTGGAAGTTTAATGATCAAGATGAACTAATCTGTGTAGGAAAGAGCCACTGGAAAGGTCCAATTGATACTGGCAAATTTAGCAAAGATCACGGACGCATTACAGAAAACTTAGGTAAAATGTTTATTAAACTAAGCGAAAGATATGCACAAAGAAGCAACTGGCGTGGATATACTTACAATGAAGAGATGCGTGGACAAGCAATTTTACAACTAAGTCAAATTGGATTACAATTTGATGAGAGTAAATCAGAAAACCCATTTGCATATTATACCGCAGCAGTTACTAACTCATTTACTCGTGTTCTAAATATTGAGAAAAAGAATCAAAATATCCGAGATGATATGTTAGAAGAGGCAGGATTAACTCCCAGTATGACTCGACAATATAAACAAGAATATGCAGAAGAAACTGCTCGTCAAGCGGAACTATACAAACACTTTAGACAACCTAAATCAGAAGAAACAAGTATTGAGGAAGATGAGCAAACTGACATTTGACTTTTAGATCTAAAGACCGTAAACTCGTTATTAGGAGAATAATTAATGGCTTTGTTTAAAAAGGTTGCATGTTTTACCGACATACATTTTGGATTAAAATCAAATAGTGCATCACATCTAAGAGACTGTGAAGAATTTGTAGACTGGTTTATTCAAGAAGCACAAACTGCTGGGTGTGAAACAGCAATCTTCTTGGGTGATTGGAGTCACAACCGTAACAGTCTAAATTTATTCACATTAGATAGTAGTTTAAGATGCTTAGAAAAACTAGGCGCAGCATTTGAACAGTTCTTTTGGTTCCCAGGTAACCACGATCTGTTCTATAAAGACAAGCGTGACATTCATTCGAGTGCTTTTGGTCGGCACATTCCAGGCGTCACTGTTGTAGACAGTATATGGACCCGGGATGATGTCACCCTTGTACCTTGGTTAATAGGCGATGAGTGGAAGACTATGAAGGATATTAAAAGCCGATATGTCTTTGGTCACTTTGAATTGCCCAAGTTCTTTATGAACGCCATGGTACAAATGCCCGATCATGGTGAACTTAGAGCAGAGGACTTTAACGGTCCTGACTATATCTTCAGTGGACACTTTCATAAACGCCAATCTAATAACAAAGTTATCTATATTGGCAATGCATTTCCGCATAACTTCTCAGATACATGGGATGACAAACGTGGTATGATGACGTTAGAATGGGGTGGTGAGCCTAATTTTATTGATTGGCCTAACTGTCCTAAGTATAGAACAGTGAAACTTAGCGATTTAATCGATAAAGCCGATGATATTATGAAGTCTAAAATGCATATCAAAGTAAATCTCGATATTGATATCAGTTACGAAGAAGCAAACTTCATTAAAGAAACATTCATTAGCAAATACGATATACGTGAAATTAGTCTTATTCAAGATAAAACTAACATGGAAGGTAATATCGATGACAATCCGGATGCACAGTTTGAAAGTGTTGATCAAATTGTTACCGAGCAATTGATTAATATTGATAGCGATCAATTTGACAAAACAACTTTACTAGAAATTTATAATAATCTTTAATGTTCCATCTTAAAAATATAACAGTAAAAAACTTCCTCAGTGTAGGAAATCAAACACAGGCCGTAGACTTTGACAAGCAAGCCTTGACATTAGTATTAGGATCTAACTTGGATCTTGGTGGAGATGACACAGGTTCTCGTAATGGTACAGGTAAAACTACTATTGTCAATGCACTATCCTATGCATTGTATGGGCAAGCACTAACAAATATTAAAAAAGAAAACTTAATTAACAAAACTAACGGTAAGGCTATGCTTGTTACTGTTGAGTTTGAAAAGAATAATACAAAATATCGTATTGAACGTGGTCGTAAACCTAATATATTAAAACTATTTGTTAATGACAATCAATTAAAAACTGAAGAATCAGAGGACGATAGCCAGGGAGACAGTAGAGAAACACAAAAAGCCATTGAACAGATGCTAGAAATGTCTCATACTATGTTCAAACATTTAGTTGCTCTTAACACTTATACCGAGCCATTCTTAAGTATGAAGGCTGCAGATCAGCGTGAGATTATAGAACAACTGTTAGGTATTACGTTATTGTCAGAAAAAGCAGAAGTACTTAAATTGCAGGTAAAAGAAAGCAAAGAATTAATTACGGCTGAACAATATAAGATAGAAGGTATCAAAGGCGCTAACGAAAATGTACAAAAAAGTATTGATAGTTTAGGCATTAAGAGTAGTGCGTGGGAAACAAAGAAGACGGCCGATATAGAAAACATCGGCCGTGCCATGATGAGATTGGAAACAGTTGACATTGAAGCAGAACTATTAGCACATGCTCAACTTAAATTGTGGAACGAATATAATATCAAGGTAGCAAATCTTAACAAACAGTCAGCAACACTACAATCTGCTGTTGGGCAAGCAGAAAAAAGTCTAACAAAGTATACAAAAGAATTAGAAAGTCTAGCAAACAAGACTTGTCATGCTTGCGAACAAGAACTTCATGATCATAAACATGAAGAAATGACTGCTAGTGCTACACAAAATCTTAGTGAAGCAAAAAAATACTTTGATAAAGTATCTCAAGACTTACTAAAGATTGTAGATGAAATTGGTACAGGCGATAAGCCCAGACGTCCACAGACGTTTTACGACACTGAAGCAGAAGCATTAGGGCATAAAAATAATTTAGATAGTCTTGAAAAGAGTTTAACTACTAGAATTGAGGAATTAAATCCCTATGAAGAACAGATAGAAGAGTTAAAAAAGACCGCTATTCAAGAAATTAATTGGGATATTATTAATGCATTGACTAAACTTAAAGATCATCAAGAATTTTTACATAAACTATTAACAAACAAAGATAGTTTTATCCGTAAAAAGATTATTGATCAAAATTTGAGTTATCTAAACAAACGGTTAAGTTATTATATTGATAAACTTGGATTGCCGCATCGTGTTATTTTTCAAAATGACCTAAATGTTGAGATTACTCAGTTAGGGCAAGATTTAGATTTTGATAATTTAAGCAGAGGTGAGCGTAATCGACTAATTTTAAGTATGAGTTTTGCATTCAGAGATGTTTGGGAAGGCTTATATCAAAGCATCAATCTATTGTTTATTGATGAGTTAGTAGATGCTGGCATGGATAGTGCCGGTGTAGAAAGTGCTCTAGCGGTCCTAAAAAAGATGGCCAGGGAACGAAATAAGAATATATACTTAATATCACACAAGGACGAGTTAGTAGGCAGGGTAAACAATGTGCTTAGGGTTATTAAAGAAAATGGTTTTACCTCCTACAGTAACGATGTAGACTATGTCGAATGACTTAATGGACAAATATAAGGATCTATACTCAAGATTTATATCTCACTTTGTAGATTTACATAACTATCATCAAGCATTTATCAATAGTCCATCGGGTGCAAATGGTGCTCTTGCTAGAAAAAGCATGACCGGTATGATAATAATTGAAAAAGAAATGCGAAAGATGTCGGCTAGTGTAACTAGAGAACATAAAAAAAATGTCAAAGACGGTATTAAATTAGAAAAGAAAGAGCGGGCAAGAATAAAATCATTGCCAAAAAAACGTGGAAGACCACCAACTAAAGGAAAATCAAATGTCATCAACACAACAAATTAAAGATCAAATGGAAGCATTTCTAGCAGAAGATGCAAAATTTACAGCAGGTAATGCTGCTGCTGGAACCCGTGCTCGCAAAGCATTAGGTGAAGTATCCAAGGCTGTTAAGGCCCGCCGCAATGAAATCACTGCTGAAAAGAATGCCCGCAAGGAAGCCAAGGCAGCAAAGTAATCGATGACTTGGTACCATAAAGGTTCTATAGTTACAGAACTACCCGAGGACTGCGTAGGATTTGTTTATCTTATCTCATGTAATACCTCGGGTAGACTTTATGTTGGCAAAAAGTTAGCAAAATTTAGTAAAACGACCTACAAAACTGTAAAGTTGAAGAACGGCACAAAGAAGAAAAAGAAGATTAGAAGCAAAATAGATAGCGACTGGCAAGATTATTATGGCTCAAACTTAGAACTCAACAAAGACGTTGAGTTATTTGGCAAAGAAAATTTCACAAGAGAAATATTGCACTATTGTAAAAGTAAATCAGAAACATCTTACATTGAGGCCCGTGAACAATTCGACCGCAAAGTATTAGAATCAAACGAATATTATAACGGACAAATTTCTGTCCGTGTCCATGGCTCCCATATAAAAAATAAAATTTAGGCTCAGTTACTCGGTTATAAGGCTCGCACCTGCTAATTTCTGGTGCCCGGAAACCTGGATTTTGGATCACAGGGAGGGAAATCTCTTGCCGATAAGAGTGCTCATCTACTACCCGAAAGGATGAAGATCGCATAATTGCTTGCGGTTTAGATGTTTGAAGATAAAGAATAAGCAAAATGAAGGGATAGAGACACCCTACGTTTATGTATATGTTAGTGTATATACATAAGCCGCCGCTGGAT